AACCGCGGCAATCTCTGCAATCGCTGCAATCGCTGCAACCGCTGCAATCGCTGCAACCGCGGCAACCGCGGCAACCGCTGCAATCGCTGCAATCGCTGCAACCGCTGCAATCGCTGCAACCGCGGCAACCGCTGCAACCGCGGCAATCGCTGCAATCGCTGCAACCGCGGCAATCGCTGCAATTCCAACAGCCCTTATTGGTTGCATTTTCTTTCTCCCAGTCCGGATGCAAATTTGCGAATTCTTGTGTAACCCCGTTGAGGTCTTTATCTTCTCGGCGAAGGAATTCTGAATAATTTGCAAAAATTTGTATCATGATTATGATTTTGTTATTGGTTTATTTAAATCTCTCCTCCTGAAGTCTTTTTCGTTCCTCTGCCTTCCATGCCTGCTGCTGTAAAGGAGACAATCCTGGGGGCATTACAGGGGGTTGGGACCTTCGTATTAATGTCCGGTTGATTGGGTCCGGTTGTGCCTGCTCTGGCACCAGGGGGATATATTCGATAGCCGCATCCGTGATTATCGGCTTCCCGCTGGCAATCGCCTCTCTGATCACCGGACCCGGATCGGGAATATCCGCCTTTGCCGCCAATCGCTTTTGCTTCTGCCAATAATTCGACCGGTGTGTAACATTGCAGAATTGCTTTGGTCGCTTACCCGGCGTATTAATTAATTCTGCTCCGCATTCTAAACAATTCGACATAATGGTAAATTTAATCTTTTTGCCCAGAAATCCCCGCACCATTTACGAGTGCAGGGCTTCCTACATTAATTAATAATGAATGATTAGACATTGATCATTGAGCCGTTTTTGCCGGATATGTCCCCCATCTTATAAGGTCTGTCGAATTGATAAGGGAATAAAGGGCGATTCATGAGAACGCCGTCAACAGTCATAGCGTACCATAAGGGGGTAAATCCGCCCATTCCATATAAGGCGAACCTTTGCGCAACACAAAATGACTTGAAATTAGCCTTCTGGCCGGCGGTTAATTGAGTGTATTTTTTCATAACTAAAAAAGGTATTTAAGATTGATTAATTAAGTGACTAAGACCGGCTGAGATAACACTTTACTATATCCCCACTCCGGTTTCGGCTATTCAAGCCTCTTCAGTTAGCCTTTACGCGCTCCCAGTCGGGAGATCCGGCCCCTCCCATTATTATTAACGTATTGCCCGCGGAATCTTTGAAGTAATCCCAAGTAAGCTGGCTAAAGTAGTAGCGCATCTTTGTGCCTTTGCTGATAACGCGCTTTCCTTCCGATACACAGCTATGCATATCTTCGAGGAGTTCTATTTCTTGTCCAATTGTAAGTGCTGAGTAAGCCATAATGTGTTGATTTATAAGTATTATAAGAGGTGATTAATCTTCGACGCTGAAGTCAATTATTGCAGCGTTAGGATATTGCATCGTATTAATCTGCTGTTGAGCCTGTTCCTGTGATTTATACCGGGTGGCTGAGTAAGGATCTCCACATCCAGTACTGGTTTCATCTTCGTATTTTTCATTACAGAGGAGGATGGTAAAAAATATTTTATTTTCCATAAAATGTTGTTTTTCAGTTAATTAATCAAAACGTTATAGAGATTAGGCTAATTCTTGTGTGCAATAAGAAGCAAAACTACCAGCGATAGCAGCCATGCGACATTTAAATCCCCTTACTTCACTGCGTAGCTTCCACAACATGTTAAAGTCATCCGCATCATCTTTGGTTAAGTCCTCATAAAGTGTGGTTTCATTAGCCGCTAAAAGGGCATTAATTGAATTGGTCAGCATAGCCTCGTGTTCGTCCATGCTCTTTAACTGATTGATTATCTGGTATGTTTCCATAATTGTAAGTTTTTAATTTTTAGTATTAATCTCTGATTGCTGATATAAAGATAATAAACGTTTATCGAATTTGCAAGTATTTTCCCGAGTTTTTTGGCATTTTTATTTACTTTTAGCTTATGATTCAGCTCCGAGATACGATCATTTGCATTCACGATCAGCGACTTAAGAAAGATCGCCTAGGCTGCCCGCTGATCAAAGGAGAATCCTACCAGGTTCTGGGACTCAAAGCGTGCTTTTGCGGGGATGTCTTTGTTGATGTGGGGCTGATCCTGGATCCGAATAGGTTCGAGATCTCCTGCGGCTGCCGGCGCATTGTGGGGGGAGGAATCTGGTGGTTCGATGCCAGGAGGTTCGGGACGCAATCGGTTATAACCAATTACGAGACAAAAAATATTGCATTTGTTTCCCTGAATTAGTAATATCGGCCCTTACCGGAAATTATATAGCGTATAGAATCAGCCCCGTGGTTATGGGCGTCTTCCGGTTCATCAGTAGGCTGAGAATTTTTATCCAAGGACCATACATAATTTGCATATTCGAACCAAAGATCGGTCGAATCCTCCGTAATGAACACCTCATAGTCCATCACCTTTTTGATTCCGGCAATTACTGTCCCGGGGCCTTTGAAAGCCGGATAGATGTGAAACCCAGTTAAGAGTTGGGCATATTTCCACGGTTTTACCTCCTGTGCGGTCGCGTGTGGGGCATTTGGAGGCGGTTTAAGGGCCCCTTCTTTCCACGAGGTATAATCTTTCCGCTCTTCCTCCGATAACTCGTCTACGGACCAACCATTGCGCAGGCGGCGTATTGCCATCGGTTCGGCGGAATCCGCAATAATGATCTCTTCTTTGAGTCCCAGGCGGCAATAAAGGAGTCCGAGTTGCTTTTCGGTCATTCCCTGGTAGTTGTGCTGCCTGACATAAATCCTGTTATTCACAATCTTGGCTTCCACCAAGGCTGCCGGCGAGGTAGTTCCGAAGTCCTGTCCGAAGATTGACCGGGCATCGATATCATTAAACTCCTGATTCGTGATGCTTTTCCATCCGCTGAAGATCTGCCCTTTCCGGCCAGTGCTGGCCAAGCCCCGGATAGCCGTGAGGTAATAATGCTTGTTGTACAGGTGGCTGGCCGGATCCCCGTAGGATTTATACCGTTCAACGATTGTCGCCGGCAGATGGGGATTATCCTCAAAGCTTGTCTTGATCACCACCAGACCGGGAATCTGCTTTGGGATGACATCGAAATAGCCATCCTCGACCTTTTCCAGGGTGAACCACCTTCGTACGATCCAGTGACTTAAATCAGGAGTATTCAGAATAATTACGATCAATGCGCCATCTTTGCGCACCCCATCGGAGAAAACATTGAATTTTTCTTCATCCCGGATATCTTCCGCTTCCTCGATTACAGCCATATCTATATTGCTTATGCTCTTCAGATTGGCTTTCTTTTCCAGCGTGCTTGCCCGGAATCCTTTGGTGAAAACAAGCATTTCATTCGTCTTTATATCCTTAATGCCGGTATCCAGCCGCTGGTAGAAATAACCAAGAGCACCCGAGGTATTCGCGGTATCGTATCGCATGAGAACCTCATTCAGGATAGATTCCCGGATTAATTCCTTTTCATCCCGAAGAACAACACACCTTTTTTTCTTGATAGTTGCCTGAAAGGCTATAAACTTGCTGGCTTCGTAGGTTTTAGCCCCGCCACGGCCACCAATTAGAACGACAGTATTAGTTCCCTTCGGAAGATGATAGAGAATTTTAAATGGCTCCAGGGCCTTAACAGTGATGCCCATTATTCGAAATTGATCTGCTGATTAGAAAGATTGACATCCGCCTTAACGGTTGCATTTACGTCCTGCTTGGGCTTTCCGAAGGCGCGATCCATGACAGCATCGAAGGCGCGTGTATCACCTTTCTGAACCGCCTTTTCCGCCTGACGAAACATGAGCATCATCTCCACGGTAATTTCCTTTTCGGGAATTTTAAAATATTCAGCCGCGGCTTTTTTTAATGGAGAATCTTTTGCGCCTTCGAAGGATAGCTGTAATATGGCCCTAGCAAGTTCGACGCCAGTCTTCCTTTTTAGAAGTCCATTCCTCTTAGCCTCCCCGGATGGCTGGTTTGTACTGGTGAACTTGGCTGAATCAGGCGGCGGTTTTCTCCCCGGTGCGCTTGCTCCCTTTGCGCGTGGCTTGCCCGTGTCGTTCATAATTCGAGATTTCGGTGATTTTGCCAAGTTTCAGCGCAAATACCTCAACCTGACCATTATAGACAATGGAAGGTATGATTTTTTTCTTGTATCCCAAATATTCAACGGTCATTCTCGGAGCGGTTGCTGAGTAGCCGAGTTGAAAGATGATATGTGAATATTGGCGATCAATGATCTTTTTCGCCCAGTAATCGGAAGCAATGCGATATTCTTCTGTCTTGGTGCCGCCGGCGATCTGATGGAAGTATTCGCCTTTGAGAATGATAAAAAGTGGTTTCATAAATGCAAAGTTTTTTGTCGATTAATACTTCTAAGTACGGGAGAATCAGCCAATTATCAAAGGAATTTACGATTTATTCCTCATTTTTCTTCCTTTTGATTATCAAGGAGTTGCATGTCAGAAAAGGGGAAGTCAGTGAGCCACTTGGCATAATCGTCCGGATATAGCTCTTTCAGTGTTCGAAGGGCTTCAGGGTGAAAATCGAGACCGCCTTGTTCTTTGCGACCTAGCCCAGGCGGAAGGGGAATATTGTTCTCTTTCAGATATTCCAGCACATGGCGGCGGCTGAATGCCCGTAGCGGAAATACCCGGGTGTTGGCGGGGTCATAGCCGCCGGTCTGCTTCATGATCAATGCGCGGCTAAAAGAGTCATTGCGGCGCCATCCCAGGGCCATCCATGTGCAGCCGGTTTGATTTTTGAAATGATTTTCGATATCTACAAGGGTGATTCTGGGAACGTTGCCTGATTGGTCACTATGTGGGCGTAGGACGGCATTGGAATAGCACCTCGATAAATCGAAATGCGGATACATGTGAATTTTAATTGGCCATCGGGCTTCGGTGAACTTTTGCCATTCGCGAATGATGCGCAGGTTTACAACCCTATAAAGATAATAGCCGTGAAGATTGTCAAAGACTTTGCTGCATAAATCCAGGGTCGTAAGACTGTCCTTCCCGAAAGAGATGCCGATACCAATGCGGTCGGTCTGCTGGCGAACGACATTCAGAATGTTGAGTGCTGAAAATTCATGCGTTGTCATCCGGTGGCACCTGATTTGTTGCGCTTGGCTGATCGTGCTGCAGTCCGCCATTTGCCAGTTAACCTGATTTGAACAGCGCCGCTAGGCAAATATCGTTCGTCGCCTGGCAGATTGAGAGATTCTAGTAATTTTATCTTTTCATCCCGCGATGTAAATGTGATGACAAGATATTTTTCTGTATCTGTTTTGTCAATCACCGCATGATTGCCCTTTTTCCGTTGCGCTTTAATGGCATTTATTTTGTCAATGTTTCGCTTTACGGAATCTGGCTCGGCGTTAAAGGCTAGTTCTCCGGACTGATCCAGATCCCATTCCTCGAAAAATTCATCCTGAAAAATTTCCTCCATCATCAAGAAATTCGGGTCGCCTGCCTGGGCGAGATCTATAATTGCGTTAAATTCTTTGTATTCTGATTCGGTAAGCGGCCTGGAAGGCATACTAACATATACTTCCTCAATGCCGGCGGCAAGTAATTCCGTTTTCCTGGAATGTCCATCGATAATGGTCAGATCAGAATTGCAGATAATTGTTCCGGCGAGACCGAATTTACTGAGCGATTTTTGCAGACGCTTTTTTCCGATTTCATTCAATGTTTTCGGATTCTTCGGATTTTCGATAAGATCATCGACTTTTACCTTTTTAGGTTCCCATTGAATGGCATCTTTTTTCATTATCTCTAAATTAGGAAACTTTAGTGACTTTTGACAAAAAACCCCGGATTTCTCCGAGGTTCCTACTTACTCATGAAAAATTACTACCCGTGAAAATTCTTATTGATTGAACGCCAGGACCGGGGCGAGTACCTTCACCGGAATGTTGTTCACCAAAACTAATGTCCCTGTGACCGGGCCGCTGAAAGCAGGGGTTTTTCCATCAGGGCCCAGAAGAGTGCTGACGAATGTACCGGTGCCCGTGACGGTCGTTCCTCCAGTATTGCTGACCACATGCACATCGACTTCTGTCGCGACCGTAGGGTCTACAACGGCGATATCCTGCGTGGGATCAGCAGGCGCATAAGTTAATCCCGAAAGAACGCCAGCGATTTCAGGACCGCCGTCGCCGTCCGTAACTGTCATGTTCAGCGTCACCGGCGCCGTAGAAGTAAGCGTAAGAGTTTTTACTACTGCCATAAAGTTAAAGTTTTTGTTATTTTCGAAAATGTTAAAGACTAATATCGGGCAAATTTTGTGCCCTGGATGTTTTTCCAGGACCTTTTCCAGCGTATTTGCCAGGGTTTGAGAAAGAACGGCCATTCTATTGCCCAGCAACGCCATCAGTTCAATGATCTCAGTTTTCTCGCGGGCTTCTCTCTGGTTTTCGTGCATGGTAGATTTTTAAAAGGTGAAGTAAAGGTAAGGAAGGGTGAGGGAAAGGAATTGTTATTTTTTACCGTTTATAGCCGAAATCACGTTTTTTCAGTTTTATCATTCTTCCGTCCGGGTGATGCCAGACAATGCCCTCAATGTCCTGATCCTTGAACCATTCTTTTAATTCATTAAAGGTTCGCGGAGCTTCCAATATATAATCACCATGAGGAATTAATCGATGAACTAATTCTTTTTCTGGATTGCCATTTATCCGGGGGCCGATAAGTTCATAAGTGCCTTCGAATAAATTCTCTGCATTTACGAATCCCTCCCGGAACCATTTATCTTCAGGAGTAATATCATCTACTAGAATCCATCCTGGCGCTCAATGACCTTTTCCAGGGACCGGATCATGCGCCTGCATTCTTCCAGACGGAAGCCGGTCTCCCGGGAGGTCACTTCGGCTAATTCTTCCAGCCCTTCCTCAAAGGTCTTATTCTCAGAAAGTTTTTTAGCCAAATGGGTCGTATCGATCCAGTGTTGGATGTCTTCGGGATGATTCATGGTTACTCATTTACTGGTTAACAATTGCGGAAGTTTAATTTCCTTTTTTTCAATTGGATAAAAGCGCCGAAGTATTGTGAAGCTTTCCTTGTCTTCCTCGATAGATAGATTGTACCAATCACTGGACTTAATCCATATTTCTTGTAATTTTGTTGAATGCGGTTCCACGAATCGTATAACTATTTGATCAAAGTAAGCCGTATAGCCAAACCTAATATTTACGATAAGTACGTATTTTGTATGCACGAATCGATAGGGCTCAGTTCGGGTAAGCGGAAATGGATCGCCAGGAATATATTCATCAAAAATGACCTGAAAGTATTTGCCTTCAAACCATTTACCAAGCGTTCTGCGAATGAAAACATCCTGATCTGTTCTTTTTTCATCCCAATGAGAGGAATACCGAGACTGCCTCATGAAGGCATCCCAGAATTTTTTGAAAGGGTATTTTTCAATCAGCGGGATCATATCTCTTTACTTTCCATTGGTAATCAGTTTTATTTTAGTGGGGAAATATACCGGGCGGCATTTAAGAGCAGCGTTAATCATCGTGGAAACTTCATCCCAGTCAACAGCACCGATTATCAAGTCTCGGAAACTTTCGTCGTCGTCTGCCACTTCGTTATTGAGGGCAAAGTTCTCCGCTAAATCCTCGTAAATATCTGACGGTTCAACGGTTAGGATGGTTGGCTCCTTAGCACATAGATACCATTCAAATTTATCAAAATCTTCTATCCCCTTTGCGTCTGATAGGGTCCACATGCTTTCGTAATCCTTCCCTGTAAAATATTTATATCCCTGCTCAATGGCTTCAGCCACCGTTAGGCTTACTGGGGTTATCTGTCTACTTTCCATTGGTAAGAGGGTTTAAAATGGTAAATCACTTATTAGCCCCGGTTCGATTTGTTCGGGATGTTGTAATTCAGGCTGCGTTTCAAACTGTTGTGCCCAATAATCTTCCTCATCTTGTTCACGTTGTCGTCTGGATTCAATCCGCAGGCGCTCATAACGCTGTTCTTCGCGTCTTTCCTCTTCTCTACGTTCTTCCCGGCCTTCCCTTAGATGTTCGTCCGGCCTCCTGCAAGAAAAGTAACTCATAAAATAGCTAGTTATTGTTATTGGTGAATTAATGGTTAAAGTTCAGAATCTTCCGGCCATTCAGGCCAACCACTGGAATTTTGTTTCTCTTCAGGAAATTCAGGGCCTGGGGCGTGATCCCTTTCGACCTGCATTACTTTTGGATTAAGGTTGGAGCATTCCCGGTAATAGGGGCAGTTCGTTGGGGTGCAGCCGTGGCAACTTAGCATAATTTACGTTTTATTTGGTTTCCCTAATCGGGTTTTCTTCAGTCCGGCAGCACGGGCCTCTTTGTCCAATATTTCCATTTTATCATGGCAATTCCGGCAGAGAGCTATGAAATCATCCACCTTCAGAAGTTGCTTCCCAGAGCGTCCTGCCGCGTGGTGAAGGTCGGTACTTTGTCCGGTGCAACCGTCTAACCGAGCTTGGCAGGTCGGGTTATCAGCCAGGAACTTTTTCTTAATGGGTGTATACTTTCGGTTCTGCTTCGCCCTTTTCTTTGAAGTGTTAGCAATTCGCTTCGGATAGGTCTTTTTTGCTGGCTTCACCGGTTTAGCTTCCTCTTCCCCATTTTCGGGCTTTTCAGGGCTCTTTCCACCCTTTGCGCTCTCAGATGGCTTCTGTCCCAGTTTTAGAGCCCGTCTGTAATCCAGGTAAGTCATACAATTTACGATTTAAGAAGCAAATCCCCAAGGGGAATGATTACTATATTCTCCTTTAACGTGAACTATTTTAGGCTTCTCCGCATCCGGAACAAAGGAGGTGTGTTTCATGTACTTTTTCGGCTTTGCCTTCGGTTGGGCGCCCTTGAAAGTCAACCCATAGCGATTTCCGATATTGTAGATTACCGTTTTCCCCAAGCCCAATTCAAAGGCTATTTCGGGAACGGTCATCGTTTCGGCGTTCTTTTTGATAAATTCAAGATCTTCCGGCTCGTAGTGTTGTGGGGTGTTCATGGTGTCTTTTTTTGCGGTTATCCTTCGCCATACCTGTTTTGCTTTCCAGTAATGCCCGGAGGCATCCCTGGAAGGTCCACAGGACGCAAAGAGAAAAATGATGAGTAAATATTTCAAAGCTTATGTTTTTTGAATTTAGTTGGAGGCATCGCTAAATAAAGACCGATCTCCCGGATTATGTTGTCCAAGCCCTTTGAGAATATGGCCTTGTAATTTCGATCCTTCAGCATCATAAGGGTGAGCCCCTGGCGCTTTAAATGATCGTTTTTGAACATGCCGGCCCCATTAAAAATAGTTTCGTCCTCCCTTTTTATCTCTACCAGCATCCCAAAGTACCCCCCCCTGGCCTCCAGGATCTGGAGATCCGGAAAGCTGATTCCTGGCATATTTACCTTAGATTGCCGGATTCGCATGGATTCCGTCATTAGCTCGCCGGCGGCATCAGAGTGGAACATAACATCTTTGTGAACTAGCTGCAGCCATTTTACCACCTGCTGATGAACCCGGTCCTCATCAGTGATGATCCGGTTGTCGGCTACATTTACGGTGTATCCACGGCTATTTCGTTTCATGATTGTTTTTTTTGACAATGACCGCCCTGATGGATAAGAATTGATTGAGGATTCAAAAGGCTCGTTCCGCATATTTCGCATTTGACCATTACGCTTCGGATGCCAGCCGCATGAAGTGCAGCCGATAGCCTAGCATATCTTTTGGAATGCCATTTTGGGCGACTCTTTCTGAGCAGATCATCTTCCAGTCTATATACTTTGCTCATGCTTTTTCCATTTTACTTTTCACAAACTGGGATACCGTTTGCCCAGATGCCTTCAGATTCCCGAAAAAGGCCCGGATCGCCAGAAGCTTGCCAAAATCGGCGTTATTCCCCTGATCCACCACTATTTTTTCAATCTGCTCCTTTCGAAGTCGGAGCATTTTCCATCCCCGCAATGTTTCGCAAGCATTCCTGAGTTGGGCCTCCGTGGCCGTTCCTTCGAAGAAAGCCGCCTGTATCCCATCCAGGAACTGTAGGACCCTCTCAAAGGGTTTCACGTCCCCTACCGTCTCCTGTTCCGCGAACATGCCAGCGGAGGCCCGTTTCTGTTCGTCTAAGTGAAAGCGGTGGGTGAGGGATCGGAGACACTTATCTAGCATTTCCCGATCTTCTTTATATTTTACATCTTTCCACTGAGCAAAAAAAGCAGCCTTCCAATCTTTCATGCGTACTCCGCGAGATATTTCCCATCCCTTGCTTTGGTAGGAATTCCAAAATTTGTTTGCGTAAAATTCGCAAAACAAAGTTGGCCAGTCTTTCATGGTCTTATCCATGAATTTAATAACCTCCTGCATGGTGGGGATCTGAAACGCAGCCCGGGGTTTAGTTGATTTTGCCATTAATTTAAAAGTTTCATCCCATTTCCATGAAGAATATGATCAGATAAGGTTTCTCCGGAAGAATTTATTATAAGTCTTGACATAAATACTTCTTGTATTGGCATTATCTCGGCATCAACAATTGCAAGTTGGGCCTCTACCCAATCCTTTATAATTCTCCAACTTGTGCGCAATGCCTGTTCCCGCGTCTTGCTGGATTTTGGAATCTTTCTATCCCTCTTCATACATTCAAGTACTCCTTCGTGATTACATGGCAGCAAGAAATTAAGAGGCTGATTCAAATGATTGATCGTAAAAGACAAGGCAACCGGCCAACTACCTTCATTCTTTATCGAGAAATGGCTGACATTGTGCTTTGACATGATCTGCTCTACTTCATTTACAGTCTTCCATGGATCAATTTTAGTAGTATAATTTAATATAGGCATTTTCAATAATTTGATAAAAGGTGATCCAGGCAATAAAGGCACCGGCACAGCATTTTCAGTTTATCCTCCGGCAACCTGCCGCCGGCATCGGCTTTCGCCATTTGCCAGTAAGATCGCTTTTCAGATTCCTCCATGTCCTCTATCTTTTTTAAAAGGCCCTGCCTCACCATGGATCCGTATACGTTCATTAAGACCAATCTCTGACTGTTGGCGGTGACCAGGGTATTTATATAAGCCGTTGGATTCTCCCGGCAGAGAGATGCCTGCTTGATGCCCAGTTCGATAAACCCTTGGGTGATATCGGTCATTTTTGTCCTCTTTTTTCTCTATAATTAATTACCCCACCTTCTTCCCTCAGAAGGAATTTTTGGTATCTTTGCATTCTCAAGGCAATTATACTCTTTCCATTCTGAGTGAACTAAAAAAGGGGTTTGGTGACATACAGACCCTTTTTTCATTGATAACCTTCACCTTCCTCCGCCTTCCTTACGGGTAATTGGCCAGTTTTCGAATCTGAGGTCCCGGGTTGTAAAGGGGTTGTGCCAGAGCCCGGACTAATTGCCAAATCGTATATGTGAATTATCAACGGTTACTATTTTTCAATACCTGCCTTCGAATGGGTAGAACCGGGAAAGAACCTATTTCCTATCTTTTACTATTTTATCGGAATGCGCTTACGTTTTGGCTTTTCGGGAACCTCTTTAATTCCTTTCCTTATAACTGAAGTTTTAGTGGCCAATTTTTCAATTGCCTCTTTTTTTTGGGCTATAAAAACGTCAATTCTGGCTATCATCTCGCCTTCAAAGCAATCAGGATAGCCGCATACCAAATAATTTTTCCCATCTTCTTTAGTCCTAACAAACCCAGCCTGAGTTATAATCTCATCGGTTTGGTTTGGAGCCCAAAAATGTTTAAAATGAGTCGAAATAAAATTTCCAATGTCAGAAAGTTGATGGCGGCTAAAAGGAGGAAGATTATTATTTAATGCATATTTTGCAGAAACCTGGTAAACTGTAACCATATAAAATAAAAATGACCACTATAACGGAGTGGCCAATCTTTTCTGTTAAGAAAGATTTGTCATTATCCCCGTTATAAATATTGACAAATCGTATATAATAATGATTCGCGAATTTACTCTTCATAACCGTTACTTCCAAATATTTTTCATTTATTTTTCAGAACTTTTCCGGAAATGGCCAATGGGCGGGAAATCCTTCATTAAATTGTTTGGCCGCCCATCGGACCAAATCCCCGGTCCTGAGTCGGGAGGACCCCTGGAAAGCCTTCCGGGCCCCTTGCTGCCCTTTGGGCGGTTACTGGTGAATATCTTCATGAAGCTAATTTCTTGCCCGTTAAATCAGTCCCGCAACCCGGACACCACATTATAAATCCAGTCCCTTTGCATTCAGAGCAGGCAACCATGGCCGTTCCTGGAAGTAGATAATCCTCATCCGATTCATCAATAAATCCATCCTCGCATTGTATTTGGTCACATTTTCGGGATTGTACTGGGGAATGACCGCAGATAGGGCAAGTGCCATTTTCGTAAATATCGTCATCCCAGTCTTCGTATTCTTGCTGATTAGGCATCGTCAAGCATTTTATGCAGTTTTAAAATAACCTGTGTAATTTTACACCACCTTCCGCAAGAGCCTGGCAATAACCACCACCTTCACCCCTCCGAAGCTCACCAGCATCGAGCCCCGCCCACGAATGCAAAGACCGTCCGGGCGCCGGACCGCCTCGCAGATCGCTCCCCGATACTTCTCATCCGTAAGTTTATCCCCCAGGTAGGTGTATTGCTGATTCAAGGTGCGAAAATTAAAGGTTTCCGGGCAATCCGTGAATAGGAAGGATTCGGAGGAGTCCAGGACCATAAGGAAAGTTTCCCCTTCACCGGGATCGGCTCGGGGAATTCGACCGGTGCAATCAATTCCCACGCCCAACGACCAGGCGAATAATTTCCAAAAGCTACTTCTTCAACAAAGGCTCTGTTCTTTTCTTCATCCGTACCAGCAGCATTCATTCCTTCCACCAAAAAATCTTCCGTCTTGATGACCCTACCTACCCTTACATGCCCGATGATGCAGCCATAAGGTATGCGTCCCATTTTGGAAAGATGCTGCCAGAAAGGGGCCTGCCCAGCGAGATGAGCGTACTTTTTAGATTGGCTCGCGTGGATCAAAAGCCCCTCCCGCTTTATAATCTCCATGTTCCGCGCTCCAGGCTTCCAAGATCGGGTCTCGAATGTCTTAATCCCGGAGATCAGAAGGCTGGCGTAGGGCTGAGATAGTGAAATGCAAAGGCTCATGTGAAAGATAATTTTGGCATATTGTTATCGGTAAACCTACTATTCACATCTTTCATATTCTTAATAGCCTGTTTGAAATAAGAATCTTTAAGTTCAATTCCGATTGCCTTTCGTCCCATTGATACCGGAGAAAAAACCTCACTTCCTACCCCCATGAAAGGAGTGAGCACAATTTCTCCAGGATTGGAATATAATTCTACAATCCTATCAATAACATCCAATTGAAGCGGGTGAACGTGCTTTTCATCGTCCTCATCCTTCCCTTCCTTATATTGCAAAACCTCATCAATTCGGATATCATCCCAAACAGAAGAGGCATATCGCTGCCAAATGATATGACTGAGTTTATTTGTTTTTGGGTCCTTCCAGTCTTTGTACTTAGAAATCAATTGTTCGAAAGTGCCGTACTTCTCTGACATTTCCGGCAGAATAGGATTTGATCCAGCGTAATAGGTAAGCCCGACAGGATGAGTAACAGGGACTTCATTCTCTCCGTTTTTTTTAAAGATCAGCACATAATCCGGCATAGCTGTAAAACACTCAGTGCTATCCTCCACAATCAATTTATGCATCAAACTTCGCACCATCGTACGCATACGGACCTTCAACGGTTCCTTCCAAATGATGATTCTATTTCTATTTTTAAACCCGTACTTTTCATGCAGCTTAATTATTTCGTGTGGAAAATCCCATAGCTGATCTGTCTTACTGTCCATGATATCAGTACAATGAACCGCGGTTATTCGGCCCGGCTTTGTTACCCTGGCTATTTCAGATATCAGAAAATCATATTGCTTCAAAAATTGATCTTTTGTTTCACAATTACTGAAGTCATTTTCTGAACTGGAATAATTATAAAGTCCTGCGAAGGGAGGGCTATAAACACTAAGGTCAATGCTTGCATCTGCCAAGGTAGGCAAAACATACATGCAATCGCTGCAATACAAAGCGTATTGATCTGTAATAACTTGTTCTTTGATCATTATAAGAATTTTGGAAGATTGATTGTTTTGTTGAAATCCTTTTTTGTGATATTGAAATCCTGGTGAAGATTGCTATTCAATTTACTAAAAAGTTCGTTAGCTTTCTCTGTTTTTGCCAATAAAGAATCTAAAACTCTTTTTTGACCATCTGAATAAACGAGATCCACGGTAACGGATCTTTGCTGCCCGAATCTCCAAAATCTTCTTATCGCCTGGTAATACTGCTCATAAGAGAAAGTAGGGAAATAAACTGTATGATTACAATGTTGCCAATTGAGGCCAAAGGCTGTCATCTTTGGCTTTGTGATGAGCTTTTTAATATCTCCCTTGAAGAAAGCAATAAGTAATTCTTCCTTCTTATCTATATCCATGCTTCCTTTAATTTGATAAGCATTTTTATCAAGGTGGTTTATCAAATCACCTTCAGGATTTAGATTGCACCAATAAACAGAAGTCTTATGTCCACTGGTTAATTCTACTGCCTTTTCGCACCTTTGTTCAATGGTCAACTTTCTTTCTTCGTGAACTTCCGTATTGGTCCTGGCTATCTGATTGAATAGTTGTATCTGTCCGTTAATGATCATATTTTTTTCATTCTTAACAGAATGGTAATTAACCTTTAATTCTGGAAGGATATGTTTGCTGTCGTCAAATCCAAGATCAGAAGGCTTGCGCATTGAAATAGACCAACCGGATACCCATTTAAAAAAGTTTTCTTTGGCATGCCCCTTTAATATCCACTCTGTACCTATATTCATAGGGCTTACAGTGTCCTCGTTATTGGTAAAGAACCTGGTCAGCATGTCGGTATACCCCAAATATCCCAAAGCCTCGCTGCTTGTACCCAATTCAATAAAATCATTCGGGGATGGGGTGGCCGTGAATAGGTAACGGTATTTTACTTTCTTCAGAAAGGCAGTTATTTCACCACGAATTGCCCCATCAAAGTTTTTAAGTATAGAACTTTCATCCAGAATAACACAATCAAAATCAGCCGGATCAAAATAATGCAGCCGTTCATAATTTGCAATGACTATCTTTTTTGTATACTTTCCGATCTTTGAATATTCAATATCATCAATGCCAAACTTTTCCGCTTCTTTTATAAACTGAAAGGCTACTGCTAATGGAGTGATAATAAGAACCGGCTTATTTGTATGCTGAATATAGTTCTGAGCTATAATCAATTCTATCAGCGTTTTACCAAGCCCTGTATCAAGGAAAACAGCACAACGTCCCTTTTTTATGGCATACCCTGCAACATACTTTTGATAATCAAACATTCCATCTAAGGATATGCCTTGTTCTATCCCGAAGTTTCCAATGGAGTGCCTTTTACTTTCAATAAATTCCTGGTAGTTCATTCGTGCACCTCCCCTGATGGATGCTTACTCGACTGTGGCACCTTTTTAGGACGGCCATGGCTTTTCTTGATTCCGCCGTTCGTCTCTGCCACGATGGCTGCAGCGATTCCTTCCGGGGAGTTCATGGAGGGATCCAGGTGCGCAGACGGGACGATCTTTGCCTTGGTGATGGGTTCATCAAAGTTTAGGGAAGTCTGAGTCTCCGGGGCATGCTTTCCGCGAAGATATTCTTTAACTTCATTTTCCACATGCTCAACCCGTTCCAAAAGTTCGTCAAGATATTTATATCCTTTTTCAGATTCTTCCTCGATCTTTAAAATGGGCGTATTGATCGTCACGGCGCGGCCGGAGGCGGTGATCTTCGAACCGGTCAGGATAATGTAGCTTTCATCTTCTGTCCCTCCCTTATGAAGGCAGGAGACGGAAAATCCTTCGATCAGATCAGAATCGAAGGAATCAATGTCCTTGACCTGTTTCACACGGACATAATCAGAAAGGATCGCAAAATGGATATGAAGGCCGATAAAGGCATTCTTCAGATCCTGGTGAATCGGTGCCCGATGCTCCTCACTGACAATCGTAATGCTTTTGTCTTTTTCCTCCCGGGAATATTCCACCGAAAGGGTTTCCTTTTTTACGATCTTAGCCTTTAAGATCTTAATTTCTGCCATGATATTTATTTTATTATGAAAAATGTTTTTCGACTCCGTTACTAATTTCCTTGAACCCTAGTTTATCAATAAGGTGCCTCCTGAATTGCTCATTGAAAAATTCAATGATTTTGAGGGAATACCCTTCCCGGCGGCAGGATCGCTCAAACCATTCGAAAACATCCTGTAAATGTCCATTCCCTGGTTGCTCATTGATAATTGCTAAGATAATATAAGACTTTCCCTCTACTCCCCAAAGGCCCCCGCAGGTGCCTATTCTGAACCGGTGAAACTGAGGATCATATTCATAAGGGGCTTGCTCAAAGATAAGATTGTGACTAGACTTAAAGGCCCTTTCCAATTTCTTTTTTTGCTTTATTTTCCCCATTTTTGCTCTCTTTAAAAAATGGCCCAACATGGAAAAGCCGGGCCTTTTTAAACCTTTGAATCCTATGAAAAAAAATATCGATCACTAAATGAAGTCTCACGGCCTGAAAAGGGAGAGACTTATCCTATCCAACAAACTGTGGACCGAAAGGGGGTTGAACCCTCATCCTTGCAGGCCCGATTCTACTATTTTCTTTCCTGCAATGTACTACCCTTGTACTATCGGCCCAGTTCCCCGTCTTTCCGAGGTGTCATTGATCTGCGTCCGATCAACCGACCGTTCATGTACGTTTTTTCTGATTTTCCATGATGCCATCGCAGTTTGTCCAGCTTGCCGAAGCAATTGGGAGGGATTGCGGCTCCCGCGGCTTACCCGCCAGCACTTAAGAACTTTTCAAAATTGCCGGCAGGAACCACCCCGCCGGCTTGCCAAACCTAACTCTGCCTATGAAAACATCATTCATCATCTTCCCAGGCCGATTGCCTCCTGCCATATCTTTCCTTTTCCTGCCTGCTCAAATCTCTCTCACTACCTGAAGGATCATTCCACGGTTTAGTCGGATCATCTTTTTGGTGAGGTTCATTATGAGGAGCAAAAGGATCATTTTTGTACATTGGATCATTCCAAGGTGCAAATGGGTCTGAATTTCGTGGCATAATATTTATTTTTGAGTGTTAAAAATTCATTGCCAGTGAACTATCGGCGTCCGGAATATCGATCCCCAAATTCATCGAAGCGAATTGGCGGATATTTTCCACATAATTTGAAAACTCTTCCTTGTTCAATTCAGTTGTAGATCCAGATATCTCCGCTATCACAGTTCCATCATGATTGGCCAGGGGCCTCGAAAGAAACTTCTGTTTGAAATATTGGTGAATATCGTCAATTTCCAACCGATGGCCAAGATTCAAAAAGGCTAATTTACATTCGGCGTAAATTATCCCCCACAAAAAACGGTTCTGCTGATTAGACCGCTTTCCCCTTTTTTTTATGACAACAATTACCTCACAATCATTACACTGATTCAAATCCTCCTGAAGCTTTTTTCTATTCGAAAGGGTAAGCTTGTGATCCTGGATAGTCCCGTATATTTCTATTTTCAACATCCCTATAATTTTGCTAGGGTTTCCAGCACATGCCCGATAGCCTGGTCATTGAGTGAATAATACCGCAACTTTCCGGAGGCCTCCTTTTTAACGAGGCCGGCTTTTAAAAGTATGGCAAGGGCCGTCGAGGCAACGCATTGTTCCAACCGAAGTTTTACGAAAATTTCCGTAACCGTCATTTTCCCATTTTTATGAAGAATTTCAATAATCTTCAATCGTAATGGATTGTGGATTGCCCTGATCACTGCGCGGCCCTTCATGATTGATGGGCGGTTGGCAATTATTTGATCGTACATGGGTGAAAATTTAAAGGTTAAAAAAAGCTACCAAAGCATGTAACCAGGTAATTCGGCTGAGAATATTCCCGTCCAACGCTCTTCCCGATACTTTGCCCAAAAATCGAAGGACTCTTCAAAAGCATCCTCAGCTATACAGACATTGAAATAGTCCACCAACTGCATATAATCTTCCAATCCCTTTTCAAGCAATCGAGGATGAAGTTCATGTACGGAAACCCCACTCATTTTATCCACTGCGATAATATAGTGCTGTTTCATTTTGGTTAGGCCGGATCCGTACTGGTAGCATGCTGCCTGTATATACATACCTTTGTCAGTGATTGCCCGCTGCGCTTTCCTTTTTTCGGCATCGGCCATGCTTTTAAGGTCAAACATCGCATGTTCCCCATCTCCGTCAATGAATCCCTTAAAATTGAAGTTTTTATGCTGCCAGGAAATCTTTTTTTCATGGACCGGGCACATATCCATTACACGGCGAGCGGCACGGTTATTCTTAAGATTATAGGCCACCAGGCGAGCATGCGCAGCCTCCTGCGGTTTCACGATGGTTCTGTCCCCGGCGGATCCCGCTTGCGTGGCATACCATTCCTTATACTGTTTGGTCGCCCTGGGAGACTTCGCGCCGCCGGCAATAAGCTCTTGGCATTTATCCGAATCATCGAATGTATAAAATCGATTGTCAAAATCATGTGGCTCCAGCACCAGAACGTGCAACATTGCTCCGAATTTCATGGCTGCACTCTCTTCCTCAGTCTCCTGAATCTTATGGAGTTTATAATCAATGAAGCTCACGGGACACCGGCGGAAGGCATTTAAAGACGTAAAGGATAGGTGATCTTCGCCGTGAATCAGTTTTCTAATGATAGCATCAATCTGATCCTGGCGGCTTACAATGGCTTCCATTATTCTTCGGATTTAGGGGTACGTAATTCAATTTTCCTGGCAGTGAGTAACTGCATAAATTCCGGATTGCTACCGAATTCCCCCTTATTCGTATTGAATATGGCACTCAGGTTAGGAACGTCTGCCAGGGATATTGCGTCCCTTAATTCCTGCGGGATGGGGATAACAGGGTCCGGATCAGAACTCTTGAACTTAGCTTCCTGCATGGGAGCATAATTTATTTCATCCTTCCGGTTCAGGTCTTTTCCAAATAATTTACCAAATTTCTCAGCCGCATCCTTAAATGCCATCGACTCGCTGGCCGGTGCTGCCATCTGAACGGCGGCCGTATTAACCTGTGTGAAATCGGTAGCCGCAGCCCCTTTAGCGGTCTGAATAGGAGAGGCTCCGATACCGTCCTGCCAATCCCATTCCCCGGTAATCGGGTCCAAAACAAAGAGCCGGAGAATGGTTACGCAACTATTCGCAATCACCTGACAGGATTTTATTTCCACCCGCCATTTAATGTAAATTGAGGTCAGCAGGTATTCAACCCGCTCAATAGGCAAGTACTTTGAATTGTTGGCGAAAGCATTGATCTTAACCCATTCGGCCCGAGGTTGGGCATTGAGCAACTTATTTAGGTCGTTGAGCTTGGTAGCCAGTTCCTTATCATCGTAGAGATCCTGGAGTGTTGGCAGGGACACTTTTCCCTGTTTGGCGGGGAGGTTTTCTGACATGTTTGATTGATTTTACGTTGAGTCTGAAAGATAATTGTTTTTGCTGATATATGAAAGGGTACGGACTAAATTTCAATCTTATTTTTTGCAAGCAATTCACGCGCATAGAGATTTATGAAATGCTGTTGAAACTCCCTGCTGCAATCTTGCATGCCAGTTGTAAAATGCTCATTTTCCTCCAAAAGAGTGGCAACAATAGCATGGAGGGAAGCCTGAACCAAGGTATTACTGATATATACCTTTTTTTCATCCAAGGATACCCTGGCTTGTACTTTCTTATCCCCGAAATATCCGAATACAAAGGTTAATTCCGGATGAATGTGGTAGCCGCATGCCTCCAAGATCACAAGTCCCTGTTTGATTTTGCTTTCAGCTTCCTGGCTATGATCCTCAAAGAACTCCCCAACCTTAGAGGCGATCCGGAGGGCACTTACATGCTCGAATTGTTTGGTCATCGATGCAAAAACGCTTTTTGGAACAATGACGTATTTATCATCAGGAATTTGCACCCCCGATTGCCGAATGGATTCCAGGGCCTTTTGATGAATTAATTTTGCGCTGCCCAATGCCTTTTTCCAAGGTTCCCCCCATGAGTCGGTATACCAGTCATAAGAAAGATCACCGCCCTCATAGTGGTCATCCTGAATATGCTGAAGAAAATAATCAGCAACTTTTTCGTTAGCGCCGAAAATTGCGTGCGTGACCTCATAACCAGTTGATCCTTTAAATTCCCTCAACTCATTTAGAGAGGCATTTTTTATATCGTAGGAAAAAAGGCTTTTTGTTTTATCGGATTCCTGAATGAGAACGCCATTTTTATAAATCCTAAGAGTAGGACCGCCAGGATAAATATCGTATTGTTGTGTACTGCTCATAGGTTCAATCCCGTGAATAAAGTATTTCGTCCAATGGTCTAAAACTTCCTGAATTTGTTGATCAACCTGAATATAAAAAGTGGTCTTTCCTTCAGTTGCCTCAATTTTAGATGTGACATATTTTGATTCTCCACCTTCATCCAGGGCATTCGACCAAAGTTCACGAATTACCATCCAGGCTTTCCAATCCTCGCCCATTTTGGTCGTAATACTGGTCCTATGACCATTGATACAAATTATGTCGAAATTTTCCTCACGAATAATTTCGGTATCTAATGAAATCTTTATTTCTTCGGTACCGGCAAATATTTTGAAATCCAGATTATGACGGAAAAAAAAAGCCAGAGAATATTTAAGGCCGGATCCAAAATGTCCTATTTTGAATTCCTGATTAGACTTGGTTGTGCCTCCCATTAAGGCAACTAATCTAATATCTAATATTCCGTTGTTTTCAATTTTTAAATAGCGCATTTTATATTACATTTAATTTGGCAAATTCGCCGTGATGAATAATTGCAAGCTCATTATATCGTTTGGCCGCTTCAATAAGAGAATCAAAACAACCGCCATAATATTGAATCCCATGCGCACTTATACGTACATCAAATTTACCTGTATCTCTGCGTTTGTGCACTCCCTTGAATCCTGTAGTATTTGAAAGTGGAGCACCGCGGTTCATTAAATTTTGAGATTCACTAACAAAACGAATATTTGATGATTTATTATTTAATCCATTGCCGTCACGATGATCTATTATTTTTCCTTTCGGGCATTTAAATAAAACAGTATGTAAGTACTTTACCTTTACAACTCCATTTTCTTTTATTCTGCTGACGGCATAGAATATTTCATCTCTTTTTACAATGGTCCAATTCTTTGATTTTATAAAACCGTCAAATTGATCATCATAAAAAACAACCTTGATACCAAAAGGCTTTGAATTAATTATCAGTTCCATAAAAACAAAGGCCCGCAACCAAAAGGCTTATCACGATCAACCCGGAAGGGAGGAAGTGCATTCGGCTGCGAGCGTTTGAATTTTAATAATTTCATGATTGAACGTGAATAAGCACAGACAAAATACGAATTATTTGTGATTTTCAAAATAAATGGTCAGACAATTATTGGCGCTGGCTTCCAGGAGAGCCCGGCGCACGTCCCGGCATTCCTTCATATTCTGAAATACGGGCAGGATATCCACATCCTTGAAAAACACGCCGGTCAGATTGATCTCCACCCAGCCGCGCTCCTCCTCCGTCTGGAAGGCATAGGGGCTATCCGTGGCGGGTTCTTTGAGGACTTTACCTTTTCCATAGACGGTTATTTCCCCAACATTGACCGATGAAAACAGGGATTTGTTTTTCTCCAATGAAGTTATCGGGATAGAAAAACTGAAAGTAATAGTTTTTCTGTAAATTCGTTCTGACATAGAAATTTTGTTTGAATTTGATTGTTGACACGTTGGACGGGAGGAGTGATTACCTCCCGTTTTTATCTTCCGGATCACCGCCAGCATAGCGGGCCAGGATCCAATAGAAGCCAAATACAATTACCCCGGCTAGCACGCAGGCCTCAAAATGGTTCATAGGGGGTCGTATTTTCGCTAATTTCCTTATTCCATATAATTACGCAGATAAAAACCAGACATTCCAAAAATGCAATTATAGCCAGCCAAAAGAAAGCATTCCGGGTAAAAGTGGCGAATTTGACCATATAGATCAGATCCCCAGCCAGGAGAGCTACCGTGACAAAAAAGAGCATCCAAAGAATTATTTTCATGAGAATGGGGTTTAGTAGCAGGGGAGAGCCTCCGCTGCTGGTGAGTAACTAATTTCAATATCATCCTGAAGAACTAAGTCTCCGATTAAAAATCGGTCCCTTTTGGCAACTAATGGAAGGTTGAATCCCACAATGGTCCACCGGGCCACCTGAAGATATTGCTCCACCATCTTTGAGCCCCGCAAGCGGTAGATCATCTTCTTTCCATCATCGGAGATCCTTACCCGGGTGAGAGGGACTGGGAACCGGGTCAGGAATGCCTGCATGGCCACGTCCTGGGGGGCGAGTTCGATATCATTTTCCATTTTCATCGTTTTTGTTGGTGAATAATTTTTTTTCCTTTCCTTCATAGAAGGTCCGGAGTGCCATGAAAAGGTGATCAGGACAACGGCGTCTTTCATCCTTGAAAGTCCTGGAAATAGCAGAAATTACAGAGTCTTTTTTATCTGGCTTCAATCCCATGATCTGCAAAATGCCTGCCGTGTCTCCCCGGCTTCTAAGACTCTTCCATTTTTCCAAAAGCTCCTTCGGTATTTGCATAATTGAAAGTTTGTAGAAAGCCCCGGGTCTATGTCTTTCGAGTAGTACCCGGGCTTATGACCGTCCGTGATTATTTTATAAAAGAAAAGATCAAAAGTCCGATTGCTGTAAAGATTAAGATGGGTAAAAAGTAGTTTGCCAGGGCAAAAATGGTTTCCTTTTTCATAAAGTTGGATTTGTTTGCTTTGTTGCTGATGTAATATTACGTCATTATTTGTTAACTTCATAATATTTTACGTACATTTTTTAATTAATTTTGTACATTTAATACAACTTGTTGATATAAAAGGCAATAAAAAGCCCCGGGTAGAAACCCAGGGGCAAAGGTTAAGGCATAAAATTATCGTGTATCAGCCATCCAGAAGTGCCCAATGCATCGGGTCGGCCCTATGAATGAAATCACCCCCGTAAAATACCCCGGCCGTCTTCATAGTACTTATAAAGCCATCAGACCAAGATCCTTTCCGCTGTTCCGGCGTTGGACCGACAATCATACCATTGGATGCCGCATTCAGGTCAATAGCTGCTGCCCAGGCATGAAGGGAAGTAGAAGTGCTCCCTCTTACATCCCGGTCATTATAGCACCCATCAAAGGTATTTATTTCGGTATGCAAGCCCGCTGCCTGCAGTTCGGTAAACGCCTTAAATAGAACCCGCATGAAGTCGCTATTTATCAGGAAGTGGCTCACCGGGAACCAGGGGAAGGCCTGCTGCACTGCCCAGGTAACACAATATTTGGCTATATATCCGCCGGCGGGGGGACCATATTTCTTCAGAAGTTCCTGTTGTGAGCTCATAACTTTGGAATAACTAATATTAATATGAATATCAATGCAATAGAAAGGATAATGGACCAAAATAGAATAATGAATATGTGTCTTCTGGGGGTCATTAATTTGTTGGCGTTAAGTACCCATTCGGACCCGTAGCGGCCAGTGGCTTTCTTATTACAAAATCATACAGTATACCTAATACCAGATGCTTATTTAGCAGAACTACCGATAAGCCGATAGCTCCAGTGGTTTGCCAGTTCGTTGGGGCCTGCTTACCGGCCCCGCCATATATGCCCCCCTCAATGGCATAATCGGTGGTCCATCTGCCGGTTGATACTTTCTTTGTGTCATGCTCATATCCGGCCGTGAACCCGGCATAAATAGCTGAAGTACTATTCGTTCCGATGGCAACCAGGGCAGAAATACCACCTATTCGGAATCCGCTAAAAATGGAATCACCCACTGCGGTAATAACGGTTGCCCGTGCTCGAATGGATGGCTTGTTGGGAGGGGCGAATCCATGCGTTGGGAGTGGTTCAAAAATGCTCTGAGAAAAAGCCGTCGAAACCGCCATCGATAAAACGAGGAGCAAATAGAGAATTTTCATGTTGATTATTTAAATTGTGAAATGAGGATCATGACCGCCAAAAATACAATAAAGGCCGCGAGGTATAAAAGAATCAATTTGATGTCATTTCGTGTCACTTGATTGCCTTTACTTCGGCCAAAGTAGTGGATGTATTGGGTACTCTTGCATCTTGCGCCCGTTTAACCTCATTAGCAGCGGTGAAAGGCAAAACCTGCGCATCTGTCTGCTTCAGCACGGCGCCATCCTTGGTGACCGCCTGGACGGGGCTTGAGGTGGTGAGTTGGCTTGTGAATAACACACCAGTGGTGCATGCGGCCACCAGTTTCACCATAATACTTGTAGCCGCTGCCGGCAGGGTGACTCCCAAGTTTGTCAGCAGAGTAGGCAGCCAGGTGATCAGTGCCATAGCCCCGGTGATATATTGCCACCAAATGAAATATTTCGGTTTTTTCGTCTTCAGCCGGTTCAGACTCTCCCGCAGGAAATTAATTAAAGGATTGGAGGGTTGCATATTTATGGTTTTTTTGTAAATAAATGATCAATAACTGTTTTGGCAATGGAGCCCAATACTACCCCCAATGTCCCAATGAAGGCAAAAAGATATTTTTGATTAATTTTTGCGATTCGTTCAATTTCATCTAGTCGTCGCTTCATTTTTGCTTGTTCTTCAATAACTTGCCGTACTTGTGCTACCATTCCTTCAGTTCCCAGGTCATTTCCCTTAAAGGCCGTAACCAGTTTCCCCACTTCTCCTGTGAGTTTATTCAATTCTTTTCGAATGATCATAATGTCTTCCTGAGATCCCCTATATCGCTCCTCCCGGGCTTCTCTTTCGTTGCTTTCTTCTTGATTCATATGGTAGAGTATTGCAGTCAATGTGAATTAAGCACATTATTTTTTGTACATAAGATACATAAATATCAACGAAATAGCTGTTAATGCCCATGGAATATATTGTAAAAGCTGATGTCTTCCTTCTTGTTTTATAATGGCTGTCTCCACGGCCTGAATTCGTGTACGCAAAGTATCAATCGTGCGGTCAAAAACTTCCCGCGGAATAGTCTCTTTTAAAATTTCCTGAATTCTGTCACCTTCCCCATTCAATCCTTGCATTCTACGCTCTATTTCTGTCGCCTGAATTAAATGTTCCCGATCTCTGGCCCGGATCATTTCCTCTAAAATATCATAATGGTGTACTTTATTTTTCATGGCTTAATTACTACAGAATCACCTGCAGGATTAATTTTTATTATCGTTCCATCGGAATAATGTTTCAATATATACACCAGGATCGGGATACATATGCCATTCGCGTTCGCATATGCCTGTCCATTAGCCGATAAGTCAGACATGGCGAACTGATCAGCAGCCGCCTGGCTGACAGTGCTTGTATATTTCCCGGCCGGCACAGTATAGATCACAGGAACCGGGGTCCCGCAGACACAATTGCGCGTGAAAACTTGACTTTCCGCAGCGCTCTTATAGGTGATTACCACAGGAGGGGCCGGCGGACTTCCCATGATACTTGACGCCCATTGATAGATGGACATTTTCATGGTGACGTAAATCGGATTGGTAGGCGTAGGAAAGGGTTCATAGCCCTGTACCCAGACTGGATCGCCATGCCCGGCGCCGGGCCAGGTCGTCCATATGGCCAGCTTAGGAGCGGCGGAAGAAAGAGCATTATTCAATCCCTGGTTAATAGGCCAGGTGAAATCCTGGTCCCCTACCCCTCGCCAGATCGGAATATTATACTTCAGGTAAAGAGAAGGATTGAGCGTCCCAGGAACACCAGGGTAATCCGATACCGTTCCCTGGGAGCTGAATACTATCATCCCTGCTATCTCCGCCAGGTGAGCTTCCGAATAATTGGCGAACCATTCCGCATTCTGGCCCCCCCGTGAAAGCCCCGTCAGCACGATCTTATTGATCTTGTATAGTTTCCTGATTCCATCAATATATGACTGATATTCAAGAGGCTGCGGATTGGCATTGATATTCTGGACCGCGACCACCAGGAGAGGAACCTTAATATCAACCGTTGCCTTCAGGAATTGAAAAGGGCCGTGGATCAGCAATTTCGTTATATCCGTCCCCTGCTCCCCGGCGCCCGGGGTAAAGAGCAATAAATTCACCGGTTGTGTGGTATCCAAACCCGGTGATGTGTAGAATATGGCATTGAGACCGGCAATTTTTCCAGAATAAATATTTTGCCCGGAACAAGCCACGCAAATAAAAAACGAAACCGCTAATAAGATCTTTTTCATAAATTATTGTTTTTCGACATAAAAAGATGATTTGCGCCAGGCCTCTTCCTGCTTCCTCCGGTAAAACTTGTAGTGAAGCATGTTCTTCTCCCTCAGAGCGGTAATAGAGGAATCCATATAAGCCACAGAGATCCGGTAGTATTTGGAGGCCGAGTCCTTATAGTTCGGCTTTACCTGCGCCCGGGCGCCAAGGCTGAGAAGCAACAAGAAGATGATAAGTCTCATATATTAATGAAGTTTTATTGGAACATGTGATTGAATGGTGCAATTACAATTTGTTGGTATATAGGTAATGGTTACAGTATTCGAGTAAGTCGCAAAGCCGTTGTTTGTCCCCATATATCTGATCGTCGTTGATCCCGGCGACAGGTTAAAAACCGTTGAGCTGCTATCTGTAGCCGAACGAATATGAGGAGACCCGGGGCCAGATACAATATCCCAATGCCGGTAAATAGCCGTATCAGAAATGGTTCCAGATAATAAAGCAACATTGGTAGTTACCGATTGATTGGAACCGGCGTTGACGGTCAGCGCCCCATAAGCCCCATGTGTAAAATCAGAGCAATATGTCGCCGCGGGATTTGACAGGCACCAGGGGCTCGTCACGGCCCAGACCTTCGTTGCGGCGTAAGGATTTATTTTAGTCGGCTCCAAAATATCCGTTGAGTTCGGGTAGGTACCTACCAGGTTGGAGCTGGCCAGCCCGAAAGGAGCAATCACCAATCCCTTATTGCGGCCCCACACATATTCGTTCCCAGCCGCATCCCTTGCGACAAAATAGCACACAAATGGCCCACCCCCATACACGGCCTTCCAATCAGTTTTGTAGCCCAACTGGACTGGGGTGATCTGCAACAATTGTCCCAGCGTTCCCAGATTATTGGCATAGGGCGTTGAGTAGGTAGCCCAATTCTCTTCCACTCCATTTCCTACGCAACCTTCAACAGCATCCCCCCAGGCATGGAGGGTGCCATCTGACATTATGCAGGCGGTGGCATCATAGTTCGTTACGATTTGTTTCAGGGATAAGGCCGGCATACCTAAGGCACTCTCCAATTCAGTCGCCTCTTCCGGGATACCGACTCCTACACCGGCCCCGGAAGTGCCTCCGCCCGATTTCCCGATATAATTGCCCGCATAGCCCCAGCGATAGAGTTTATTTGTGGTCGCATTATACCCGTAGGACCAATGCAGCCCCCCGGCTATTTGGGTGATCCCTGTTAGCCCCGTCACCTGACGGATGGTCGCCCATTGTGAGCCTGAGCCCGCATAGCCAAGACTCAGGTAAGTTCCTGCGCCACTGCCCCACGACCAGACCGTGCCATCCGAACATAATACCAGAGCTATGTATCCTGCAAGTACCTGAATTGCGGTACGCCCCCCTGGAATTATAACCTGGACCGGCTTCACAAATGTGGATCCACCGGTACCATTGCCGCGCATGTTATCCGTAAGGTTTCCCCATACCCAGACCGTCCCGTCTGACTTAAGTCCCAGGGCGCCATTGTGAGCATTGCCGGTGAAAAAGAAAGCGATTTCCACGAGCCCGGTAAAGGCATTTCCGGCACTATCCGTAGCAATTTTATTTGCCACCAACGTTGCTGTCGAAGTGCCATCGCCATACTGTCCGTCCGAATTATCACCAATCACCCAGGCATAGTGATTGACAGTATTATCGATGGCGTAATAACCATGAAGGGCCCCCCACGTAGACAGGAACTGTAAATTCGTTGGGCTTGTTATTGCATGCCCTGGTATACCCGGCGTTCCTGTATTATTGGTGCCCATTAAGGCCGGATTGCCAGAAATTCCATAAAGGAATAAGGTAGAAGCCGCAATGTTCGCATGGGCATACTCCCCGCAACCATCGTAAATGATATCCGTCCATTGATATGTTTGCGCATGAGCGAACAAAGGAATAAAAAATAATATGGTAAGAAGTTTTTTCATTTGCTTAGACCAAAATATGAATAGATGGGTAATTGAATCAGCACCAGACTCTGGAACGGCTGTAACGTGAAATTGCCAGGAGCATAGGGCAGTCCAGTCGCGTCACAGTATCCTTGAGGCAAGCTCACAACTGATGGCAACATCGTTGCGTTATAGAATAGTAGCATCTGGGAGTCATTATTAATAGCTGTTGGTAAGTCTTTTGAGTGGGCATCCTGGCCTGTTAGGCTCTGCCATTTCTGTAAATTGAAAACCGATCCACCACCTCCATTATTTTTAAAAGGTGTCGTTTTCCGTACTGGCCGGGTAAGGATATTTGAATCCAGTGTGCCAATTAGGTTTAGATCGTTATTGCTTGCTATGTAATAGGCAATAATTAACGAGGAGCTGTCCCCGCTGATTAATTTGTTATACTTAAAGATATTTCCGCGCATAATAGTCCCAGAGTTGTCCTCCTGGAAATAGAACTGCGAGCCCGTATTTTTGAAACAGGTGTTATTCAGTTCTATGCAATTTTTGGTGAAGTGGTCAAAGAGACCGTTATAGCTGCAATAGGCGGCTGTGTTTCGTTCAACATCCCAATTCTGCGCTCCATTGTCCAGATAAATACCAGTGCTATATGTGTTTGCTGGTAGAGTTGTTCCGGAATGTTGCCCCACTCCGTCAATACAAATATTGTCTAAGATGTAATTTGGTAAACCATCATGCACAGAAGCATAAATTGCTCCTGCATCACATAAGATTGTGTTGAAATGATGAAAATAATTGTATCGGTAACAGTTGTTATCTCCTCCAAAAATTTGGCAGCACACCCCTCCTATATTGTAGAAGGTATTTCTTAAGATAGAATCTCTATTTCCATAGTGAGTAATAGCAACATAGTAAGCATTCCCTCCCAGGCCGGCACCGGGGATAATGGCCATATTGGTGAATGAATTATCAGTGATTTGAGTACTGTCTATTTCGGCGGGATAAACCGCAGTAATTCCATTGTTATGGATGTTCAAGAAGTTTATATGATCGAACGAACAATCCTTTACGATAGTAGCTGAAGCATTCGGAATGTTGATAGCATCTATACCTGCATAAGATAAAGTATCGTTCCGGATAGTATCATTCGAACTGGCGGAGGTGAAAGCAACTAGAAACTTATTGCAACCTTTCAGGTCCACTCCATCGATCTTGATATTACTGGCTCCTATGCTTATTAATGTATCGCCCGAAGATACGGAGACCTGATTCGCTGAAGGGGTAGTGCCAGCGAAGTCCATTATCAAACTATCAACAGAACTTTTCCAGAACCATTCCCCGACTGTGGAAAGCGTACGAATATCATTCTGAATAAAATATCCATAACCTGTAATAGGAACACCTACCAATGCAGGAGTGAAATTAATAACCCCTCCCGATTCGCTTGTTATTGTTGCCGGGTCCATGGAAAAGTTATTCACCCGCACTACGATAGTTGCACCTGCCCAATTGGTAGTGGGATCGGTTACATCGGCAACGATAGATGTGCTGGTAGGACTTGTATAGGTAAGGTAGCCGCCATTGATAGCCGTAGTATCCGGGAATCGTCCCATCGGCTGATCGTAGTTATTGAACTGAACTACGCTGGTAATAGCCTGGCAGGTGGGGCAATAAGCCTGGTAGAGATTGCTTCCCCGGCTAGTCCAGGAAGTTAGTTGAATGAAACCAGTTATGATAGGATTGGCCCCTGATCCGTAGGCTAATAGACTTCCAGAATTGGCATTGAAATGAAGATTACCTATAAAAACATCTCCGCGATTCAGAAAGATCCTGGTTCCGGCAGTCTGCAATAATACATCTGCTGCTGATAAGTGCTGCTTGGGGGATAGTTGAGTCCCTGGGTTTGCATCATTACCAGCATTGGCGAAGTAATAATCCGCACCAGAGGTGAACAGAGGAAACAGTAGTATGAGGATCAATAGTCTCATTTTATCAAGGTAATAGCTCCTTCAGCATTATAGTTGATGCTTCCGGTTCCGGTTGTTAACACTGCACTGATATTAATAGTTGTTGACGCCTTTACTCGTATACGCATTGGGGGGAATTGACTGGGTCCGGTGGCTGTTATATTCGCAGAGGTAGCCCCCTGATTAACAAAAGACACCGTTCTTGAGGTATTTGTTTCATCTGTATAGCTGACTTGCAATTGCAACACGTCAACTGTTACAGAACTGACGTTCACGTAACCCCCTATTTCATACATGCCGTCCGATGCTGGCGTGGCGTAAGTTGTAAAATTGTTATTGGTAGCAGTCTGCGAAGAAATATATGCCTCCGCTTTAAGTGCCGTAGCAGGAGCTAATAAATCTCTTTTAACACCACCCCCATCTCCAAAATAAAGATTGGTGCCATTGTACCATAAATCTCCCGAAACTGTTGCTGAGGAAGGGTTGACGCCCGGAGATAGATTCATTGCCGTTATGCTGCTAGTGGATGCCCCTACATTCACGAAATAAGAACCATTTCCACTCGTGCCGAGAGAAACTGATCCGTCGAATATCGCAGATATAGAGGAAGATCCTAACCCGAAATGGGATAAGCCTGCTGCCACATCGAGTGCATAAAGAAATCCAGTCGATGATGAATTTGTTCCCATTGTTGGAGCATTGTTTATTCTCAACGTTGCTGGATTATTATAGACCACTCCAGTGTTCGTGCTTGTTACAGTCGGCGCAAGGAAAGCATAATTCGAGAAATTGCTTACCGTTCCGCTGGCAGCAGTTATAGCATTGTTGATTGTAGAAGCTTGTCCTGCAAACTGAGCGCCTGGAACGCTGTTATAAAAACCGCCTGATGAGATTATAGTATTGCTATGAGTCTTTACCCCGGCAAATGTTTGTGCTCCTGTCGTTACCATGCCCGGATTAGTCGCATCTGCCGGCCCAAAAGTAATAGTGCTTCCAGATATAGAGGCTCCATTCGTTTGAGAACTTCCCGAGAATGCCCCCACTGCTGTTACACCTGACGAAGATTGAGGATAAACCTTATATCTTGTTCCACTATAACCAGTGAAATAAAGACTATCAGCTAACATTTCCAGATTGAACGGCTTTGGTACGGTAGTCAAAACATTCCCTGTTGTATCAAATTTTAATGGGGCAATAAGTGTTGTACCCGCCGCTAATTTAAGATGGGCTTGTGCCACCGCATTTGTATTAATACCAACCGTTCCATAAAATCTGGATAGAGTTCTGTTAACCTGAAATCCATTTACGCCATCATCTCCGGTTCCACCTATTAAAGTAGGAGATCCCCCGTATCCTAAAATAAGAGGTTTAGCCGCCACTCCTATTTGAGAGCAATATATATACCCGTTAGTGCCATTCCACCCAATTTCCATTCCTGTACCTACGGAAGGCGGATTGAATCCTGTTATATACATGTTCCCGGTATTGATCCCAGTGGTGGGTACAAACAATTTAGATCCATTTGGGTCAAATGTTGTCCCTCCTACAGTTACTGGCCCTCCCCCATCATTAATAGCAATCCCATGTGGTGTTAAGGTGCTCCAATCTTCGTTATTTATGCGGTAATCTTGCGTTGTCGGAAATCTATTAAACCACAATCCATTACCTGTAGTAGGGTTTGGGTAACTAACATTTGCAGCTAATTTCAATCCGTCTGCCAGAATTTGTCCACTGACTATTAAATTGGCCGTATCACTATTGATTGCGCCACCAATCAAAGCTTTGCCAAATATGTTTTCATTTATGGAATAACCTAAATTCCCTACGCTGTCAAAATGTAAAGGCATTGAACTTTCTGCCAAGACTGGCATATTTCTATATCGTATGATGCCATCAAACTTAGCGTTTCCATTGACTATAAATCTATAATTTGTATCAATTCTAGCGGAATCCAATGCTTTTGCTATCGCCAATGCAATAATCCTATGGCCAGCATTCGAAGGATGAAGTCCATCAGAACTTAATACATCCTTTTTACCTGCCAATATCATTGGCGTTTTTACGTCAACATATTTAACATGATGAAATGCCGCCCTTGCCTGAATCGTCGAATCAAAACTTGCTTGCCTTGCATAAGTGGCGATAGGATTCCCGGAAAAAGAGACGAAAGCGCTTGCTGAATCCACATAGGTAGTGCTCGTCATTATAACAGTTGTGCTATCCCATCCTTTGGCGTAAATGGAAGTAAGCACAGTATCATAATCCAGCGCAAAATTAGTAGTCGTGTAGTTAGCTCCATTATACCGTACATCATTAATACCATACATGATTACCAATAATCGATGAGTAGCATCTTTTGTGGGAATAGTTCCGGCTACTCTATCTATCGCATTCGCTGCCCCAAATGGGTTTAGGGGTGTTTGTTTTTCAAGAGTAGAAGAGCTTAGTCCTAGATTATTTGGAGTTGTTCCTAAGTTGTACGCTAATTGCGCAATCCAGTCATTAACATTTTGAGGGTTGGCATTTAATCCAAACGTAATGCTATTGCCAAAACCAGAAATGTCGCCGGTTGCTACAGGGCCATTATTAACGTATAAATAAGTATGCCCTTGCCCAGATGAATCGAATTTTATTTTAGTAGTATCCCCTGTCAAGGTATTTGAGGCATTCCCAAAACCAATAGCTTTTAATGGAAGTGTAGACCCGCCTCCCCCTCCTGTTACATTCAAGGTATCATTAGACACAGAAAATCCAGAACCTAGTTTTATCTCCTTCGCACTGCTATCGCTTGCATGCACTAATAATTTTGGCGTTCCAGACGACCCTAATACATTATTCAAGATCAATGGGCCATTCATAAGATTGTTAGCAGTCCCAAAAGAATTAATCCCATAATTGTTAGCTGCTGCACTAACACCAACATTTACTCCTATGATTCCATTTTGGGCTGTTGCTGTTCCTCCACTACCGAAGTTTAGACCGATGATCTTGTTTATGTTGCTGTAACTACCTGCCGGGAACCCCGCATCGAATGCAGCGATCGTGCCAACATACCCGGATGGGTTGAAAATATTCGGATGAAAAATAGAATTTAGTCCTCCCAAAGAATCCCCGGCTGAAGGAACCAACGATATATTAATTCCGGTGAAATTTTCCAAAGTGCCGCCGACAGTTTGTTTTCGGATATTGAAATTAATGCCATTTATGGAAGCATGTTTTGATTGATTGTTATCATGTAAATTAATATCGATAACATTCATAGAGGTAGTATCAGTTGTGGCCCCTTGATTTAAGGTGACATCTAACTGATTAGCTATTTTAGCAGATCCCTGGTAGTTCACAACTATATAACGAGTCTGCGTAGAGTCATGGTTAGTGGTAACGGTATTCGTTCCTCCCAGAAAACCGTTCAAAGCAAAAGTTCCGCTATCCGTAAGAGGGGCTTGGGCGACTTTGCAATTTATACACACGCTATCTAAAACATTACTGGCCACCACCCAGTTATTATTCACAATGAATGGCCCTAATGGAAGTGCCTGAAAAACAACTTTATTCGTCACCCCATTCCAAACAGCGATCATGAGATTTCCGGCGGCTATGCCTGCTGCTACTCCGGTAGTGTCAGTCTGCTGTGCCGGTATATCGTATAATTTTCCGGTGATGCTGTCTCTCACTACTACATAGGCCCCGGCAGAGGAGGTCAATAAGGGCATGCCCCTGATAATGAGGTTCTTTAGACTGTCGTATGTAAGAGTATCGGTATTATGAAAGCCAAGCGTTGTATTAGGCTTCGCTGATGTGCCTCCCAATTGGCCTATGCCTCCATTGATAGAAAGAAGATTGTTCAATAGTAGGCTACTCCCCGATCCTGCTCTTCCCATAGGAATCCATGCGCCATTATCGTAATAGAGAACCGAATCTGTTGTTGAGCCATAATAGCACTGACAGTTCGATGCTGCTGGCCGGCTTGAAAGTAGTCCCGTAGTAAAGCTTTTGGAAGCGCCTCCATTTGTTACTTTATTGGCTAAAGCTGCATTTACCGCCAGTCGCGCAGTATCAGCCCCATACTCGGTCTCCAAGGCATTGGCGGAAGTGCTATCATGCGCCTGCACATACCACGTCCAGGATAGATCTGGATTTATGACATGATGCGCATCAATGCTGTCTCGCTGGGCTGCTACGTGTAAGGTACTGTCTGAAGCTGTGAGGAGCGTATCTCCAGGGGCACCCAATCTTCGCACGTAGATATTGAAGTGAACGGAGGTATCCAATTTTTTTCCTAATTGGGCAGCTGTTACATAATTAGTGCCACTGTCCGCCCGGCGAAGAAAATAAGAGGCCATTGCCGCGCTATCGGCATAGATTGTAATGATTGTTCCGACAGAATTTCTTTTTATCCAAAGCCCTGTAAGAAGTGTTGAATCAATTCCGCCGCCACCACCTCCAGCGCTATCCAAAAAGCAATGCTGCCTTCCATTTAATATATAACAAATAGAATCAATCCCAGGCGTTCTAAAAATTGAATCAACTCCTTTTGTTTTTATCAGGAACCATATTTGTAAAGTCGGTTCCCATAGATAAGAATTATGCCCACAAGTATCACCATAAATCGCCCACTTTCTCAATTTCTGCGCTTTACCTCCATTTTGTTGAGCATGCAGGAAAGTAGTATCCGTCGGCACTCCGCATCCTGTTGGAAAGTAAAATACACTATCCGGAGAAAATCCATTTAAAATAGTTCCATAAGAATTATTTGGTTTCGTAAATACCGGCGATGGATATTGCGCGAAAGCTGAAAAACTATAAATAATCAGGGCGAAGAGAAATATTTTTTTCATGTTCTACAAAATTAACATCTTATTAATGCGTAAATTCCTGTCGAAGTGGGAAGATTCTCCCCATCAATATTCGTATTATCTGGATAACCGGTTTTCATCTCGGTATCTATTGCATCCATTTTTCCACCAAAAGTATCACCACCACCGGCAGAATATCTCCCTCCTGACGAATTCGATAAAAACCAGTTATGGCCAGCTCCTGTAATCGCTCCGAAGGCATGTGTCGGCTGGGTATGCGTTCCAACAGATTGAGCATCCAGATCGCCAGGATAACCATTATTAGAATGAGATCCAACTACTCCAGACTTAGCGCGTTGATATCCATATTGCCACAAAATAGGAAGTCTGAAGGTTGTCGATCCATCCCCATCGGAAAATTTACCGTGATTGATAAAGTAAGAGGTTCCATGAATTATGCTTGTATTGTCAAATGTGCTATTTGCTATCAGAATATTCGGGGTAGCCTGAACCCATGCCCATAAACGAGCATAATTGGTTCTTGATAAATATTGTCCATTCGCAAATAGTGTATTGAATGGAAGTTGAGAATAATCATAAATAGTTTCCCCAACCATGCGCATGCCTGATTTATCTCCGCAAACAATCCATCTTTTAGCGCCGCCAGGGAAAGTGAACCTATAAACGAAAATGTCTTCCTCTTGACCTAAATAAATGGATGAAGCATACGTGCTCGGAAGATTGCTCTGATTATTGAACCATTGAAAAAACTGTCCGCTGAAACAGGTAATCCCAGCATTTATATGAGAACCTCCATTACTATTTAAAAAAATGGGCTCATTATCCGGTACTGTATTAATATCGGGCAAAGTGATATTTAAATAGCCGCCCCCGCCTTGTAGAATGAAGGCTTGGCCTACCGCAGAGGCATCCAGGATCGTATTGGCTGTCAAAAGGGTGGTTCCTGAAATAAATGTTCCGCTGGCAGGTGAGGATATCGCTCCCAATTGAGGAAGAAAATGAATAACCCATCTTTCATCAGGGGCTATGATATTCCCTACCTGAGTCAATTTCCAGCCATCAGCCGTAGTATCGTCCTGGGTGGTTGGCACTCCAGCAATTGTTTTTGTCCATATTTCTGCATAATGCTGGGTCCCTGATGCGACTTGTTCAAGATACCAATTCCATCCTATCAGAGAACTATCCTGACCATAAAAATTAGTCCCTGAAGCGAAGAAAGGACTTGTATTAGCTTCCAGGTAAAGAGGATCCCGGAAATTGAAGGCATTTGCATTCGGTTGAACGCTGAAACTATTACGGACCGTTCCATCCGCCAGGTGATCAGGAGATTCGTACAGAACATAATTATAGACAACATTAGCCAGGCCAGGGAAGGTATGCAACTGGGTAGCACCGGTATAAGGCCCTGGAAATTCATAAAAAGCAATCAGCACTGATGGGGCAGAAGCTTTATAAATACCCGCAACCAAGGTATTACCTGCCCCCACTGGATTCGTCTGTTGAAAAATTGAAAGTGTCATAATAATCAGTTATTTAACTGCCATTTACTTCGATCAAAGGTTGCGTCGGTCCAGCTCCAAATGCCTGTGGATCCAAAACATAACCCCCCTCCATATCACTCGTCAACTGTCCGGACGTATTCAGGGTGATCGCATCGATGTTTTTTGCCCTGCGGATCTCTAAACTCAAATATTCCTTCGGTTGCCCTGGGAAGTTCTGTTTTTCCCATTGAGCTTCCCCATCCCTCGTATACTGATCCCCATCGATAAAAACGGTATCCAGATCGAATATGCGGGCAATCTTGCGCATCATATAGTCCGGGATCCCTGAGGACCGCCCGATCTCCAGCCGCCAGGTATCGTAAGGTATCGCGTTCAGCAGGTCAATATCCTGCGGCTGGTCCACGAACGTTGTGAACTTGCTTTTCGGAGTATACCGGTTGATCTGCCCGTGAACCCGGATATTGAATCCAGGATTTGCCGTAAATACCGTGGCCAATTTATTGGTAGTATTCGAATAATCCAGGCGAATGGTATTATAGTCCCAATTAGCCTTTATATAAATCCCTTCGGAAATAAACTGACCGGTTGCCGGACCCGTCCCCACGGAGAGAAGAAAATAGTAAATCCCATCCGGTAAAGCGTTCAGCGAAATTAAACCCTGGAAAAGCAACTGTGGTACATTGATGGCCGGGTCCGTAATGCTGGGGATATTGATCGGCGCCCCCACATCCTGTCCTAAATTGTTCAATACCTGCACGGTGGCAGGGCTCAGTGCCCCGGATTGAAATTGTAAAGGGATCGGCTCATCATTCTGCCGGGGTGCTGTATAATCGCTCGTATCGATCCAGGCGAGTATCCGGTTCCTATAAAGATCCTGGTCCATCGTGTTGTTCTTGTATACGTCTGGTTTAACATAACCCAGGGGAACGAAATGAATCGGGCTGATAATCGGGATGGAAATATCTAAAGGCATAAGTGCTTGCAGCCCGGTCCAATCCAGGTTCACCAGATCGGACAGGTTCGTTTTGGGTGAACAAAGGAGTTTCCAGGTCTGAGATTCATTAAAGGCGGGTTTTGCAGTTACCTGAATAGGGAAACCCCAGAATGATATCCCGTTATAAATGAACTCAATATGACCGTTTGCGGCATTATTGAATAGATCGGCAAAATTGATCGGCACCTCCGTATCGAATTCGAAAAGAAGCGGATAGTAGAGAGGAGGCGCAAGATCATGAATATCCACATTCGTATTCTCGGTAACGGTAACTCCTGCCAGCGTTGTACTCAAAAATTGATTTTTGTCTGAGGTCTGGAATTTAAGGCTTCCGGGCGCCTGGTTGAATAGGACGGGTGAAAGAAGATTGCTATTCGAATTTAGCATTCTCTTTGGAGTCAATTGCTCCAGGTTGAAAGCTGTCTGCGGATTCGGAATACCCGAAACATTCGAATAGGTCAACCGTAAAAGTTTATAAGCATCTACTCCGGTAGAGTCAAAAAGAAGTTGGCAGTTCGTAATATAGGTATTGATGTTCGTGTCCGACCCGGTGATCCATACGATATCATAAAGGTTGAAGGTAATATTACCGCTGAAGTTGACCGGTGGCAGCGAAAATCCGCCCGTGACGACCGGCGGGTTGAACCAGGTCAGGATATTCGAATTACCGTTGAAGGACACCGTGCCGATATTTACCCCGTTTTTCCACACATCGAAAGTAGCCGTTTCGCTGGAATTACCCTGATGATAGACAGAGACCCCAAATGACCAATTGAAGTTTTTATTGTGAACATTAGACAGGAAGGTAAAATATTGAAAGCCAGAACTGACAACTGGAATCTGTATTCCCCCGATGGTGATCATGGTGGCCACAATATTTGGCAGGGAAATGGTCTGCTGTGTGGATCCGGCTGAAATATTGATCGGACCGCTGGTTTCCGCTGACCAGTATCCAGAACCAATGGCAATGATAAAATCAGTAATTTCCACTGTGCAGGTTCGGACCGTGGATACCGTAAAGTAAATATTATCCCCTTTCGCGAATGCCCTGGAAGAAGAATAAACGATATTGAAGGGCGTATTTACCCCGCTGACCAATTGGCTCCAACTTTGAATTAAAATTCCATTAATATACATATTGATCGTAGCCGAATCCCCAATCAACCCATTTAACAGCGCAGGCGTTGGAGTGCTGACAGAAATAGATTGCGTTCCGGGTGCCGGCTGATTGAACATGAAGATGGAGAAATCATTCAAGGCTGTGAAATACTCCCCATCCAATGTATCAAGATATACAGGTAAATAGGATTGATTCGGGGTGAGTTTCTGATCTGTATTGGTAATAGAGGAAGCCAGTGGAACCCCGGAGATAAAATACGCATTATAAAAATCAGCTATCGAAGCGCTGAAGTCTGTATTCAATAGGAAAACGCTATTGTCAGACTGATTAAAGGTAGATGACTTTCCCCCCTGGGTATTATAACGGGTATACTCTATCCCATAGCTATCAGCCCGGTATTTACACATAAGTTCAAGAACCTTCGCGAGGGTCTTTATCGGTGCCTGCCATTGAATAAGGGTGTTGTATTCATACTTACCCGCTTTTTCATCATATTGTTGGGGTGTATAGCCTACTTTCAGCCAGTTGAAGAAATACTCCAGTGCGATACTAATTCTGAAGTTCGCAATTTTGGTCAGGGTCATAGTTGTAAAGGACGGATCCATTACATAATTTTTCGATTCAATGAACAAGCTCTCAGCCTCTCCTGGCAACTGCTGATTACTCAGCGCCGCATTCAGGATGGCATTGAAACTATCGAAGAAATCGCTGATAGTTGTCTTTATGACGGGACCCTGGCTGGCGAATTGATTGTAGAACTGATTGTTTGGATTCGCTGGATTCAGCGTTGCCTGGTTGTAATACTGAAAATAATTCGGATCGGTGCTTGCTCTGAGTGCATCCCCGGATGTTACCACCAGGTTCGGATTATTCTGCAAAAGCATTGAATCGAACAGATAATTGAACGTCTGAACAAAATTTGATGAAAGAGCATTCATTTGCTTAATTATCAATTTTCCCAAATCATAAGGGCGTATCCCCCATACCCGGGAAGCCTTATATCTAGAACTGAAAGTCAAACTGAACGAACCGCCTATTATTGTAAGAGGAAAAGCTGCGAAATCATTGAAAAATAAAAGAAAGAGATTTTCTTTAGCTGCTAAATTAATCGTAGCATCAAAATGAAATTGTATTTGTCCTATTACATTAAGCTGGCTATTCAAAGGCTCCCATATTGTGGATATCGGATGATAAGGCCGAATTAATCCCGCAGCATGATCAATCCCGCCTGCTCTTGGTTGGGATAGACTCGTTGCTATGAACAAATAAAAACCGGTATTATTCACACGCCAATCCGGAAGGATGGTAATATTCCCCTGAATTCGCACAGTTATCGCCTCCTCAGATGAAAAAAGGAAGTTTGTAGATTTTTGATAATAGCCAGTATACGGTTGCTCCAGGACTGGATTATTCCTAGTTATCCCTATATTATCACCATCATTATTAAGAAATCCACATGGAAGTGGTAATTCTCCTGGATAAGGAACAATGCAATTAAGTATCTGATAATGAAATACATCGTTGAGCAATATTCCATCACAATTCACCTTTATGTTTTCTGGTATAGATCCGTCGCAGGGAATCTCAAAGACGGTATTCTCATACGCTTTCAATGCCTGCAGGATACCTCCCTGCATGATATTGACTTTGACCCCTTCGGCGACCTCATCCTCTATTTTGATGAGATCCAACTGGCCCGAATAATAAAGACGGAAAACACCGGTAACATCATCCCATTTACAAATCACTAGGTTTACCGGAGATTCAATGCCGCGGCCAGTATAAAAAAGATGCCGGATAATCTTCGCTCCATCTCCGATGAATTTCAGCGGAATGGTAAAGGTCCTGTTGATACCCCAATAATGGGCATTTCGTCCAAACGAAAGCTGTATTTCATCCCATCCGCCAGGAGACTGAGGAAGAGAAAGATCATCACCGAGCAGTACATTCCCTTTCTGGATATTGCCCATTGAGTCAATATAATAGCACATCTGAGACGGAGCGTCCTGCAAGAAAAAAAGCCAGTATCTACGTTGAATCCCCATTTATTGAAAAACTTTACTTTGAATATAATCTCCCCAGGAATGATCTATTTTATTCACTACCACCACTTTCCGGTTGTTTTTAGCCGCGGCTCCTTCCAGGCGTTGCGTCTGCCAGACAATCGCATCCCTTAAATCCCTCAGTTCTTTTTTATTGTCGATTTGCCCCTGAATCAATATTCCCTGCTGATTGACGAACATACCCGACATAGCCCACTGTTCAATCTTTGCCCGGGGAATGACCTTTGTATGCTTCATAAGAGATTCAACCGTTGGCCGGTCAGAAGACCAACGGGCCTCTTTCCCGGGCTCCAGGATAAGTTCCTTCTCATAGGCATCTCCGACTATAGCAGGGCCGCCAGGGTGATCCTTTGTACCTGCCCGGTACTTCGGGATAGGTGTGGCAATTGCCAGGGCAAGTTCCGCGGCGCCGGCAATTGCTATCGCAGCGGCTAGAACCGGAACATCAAGGGCTTTTGTAACAGAGGCCGCCGTATTCAGAATAATATCCATGATAGCCTTCGCCTTGTCGAATTCTGCCTTCTGAATATCCAGTTGCCGCTGCTTCCTGTCATTGAGCAATTTCTGATTTGCCCGCTGATCGTCTAGTATCTTCATGCGTACGGCCTGCTGTTCCTGTGATGCCGTCGAATCCTGAATATTTTTCGCCTGTCGGTCATAGGACCGTTGTTCCATAATTTCCAGGTCAGCGAGGTGCTGTTTCTGAACGTTATAGGCTATTGAGGAGAGGCTGATAAGTGCATCCCCTACGAGCTGTACTTCCTGCATCCCCTGTTCGGCTTGTTCCCGGGTAGCATCAATGCCATCTTGTTTCTTTTGGCGGATAGTCTCGCTCAATTTCAGAGCCGAATCCGTTAGCCTTTTATCGGCATCAATACGGTCCTGAGTACCTTCCCGCGTGGCATTTCGTTGTACTTCGGCATTTTGGGCATCCGCCTGGGCCTGGGCAATATTCGCATTGTCATCGATCTTTTGCTTATCCCGGGTGTACTTTTTACCTCGTTCACTGGAAGTATTGAGGGAAATGAGTTCCTGGTTCTGATTCTCAGTAATCTGCTCTTTTCGTCGGGTATAATATTTATTCCAATCCTGTAGAGATTTCTGCCGGGCTTCCTCCTCTAATTCCAGGTATGTTTTTTGAAAATCCCGATTCAGTTGGGTGATGTTGCTGGTATATTTTGTATAAATAGCAGTTTTTTCTTCAGCGGTGAGTCCTTCTTTATCAAGTTCTACCTTTAATTCCTCATTGAGCATTTCCTTCCTGGCGGCGTATTCATCGGAGAGTCCTTTTAAACGCTGATCCAATCCAACGGGTTCGGCCGGCTGTAGAGAATTGGGATTATTCTGATTCTTACCCTGCTGAAGATCCTGGGCGAGTTTAATCTGATCTTCCAGTTTTGCTTTGGAAGCAGCCAGAGCCGCATCACGATCGCGTTCGTAATACTCTCTCTTGATCGCAATGTCGTCATCCTGCGCTTTTATTTGTTTCATTCTGAGCGCTGTACTAATATTCGAAATTTGATCCTCTCCATCCTTCCTTGTAATAGTTTCGGCCTTAATTTGCTTTATGATATCTTTTATCCTAGATTGAGCCAACATATCTTCAGCCTCATAGCCAGACTTTATTGCTGCCAGCTTCTGGCTTTCGGTGCTGGTTGGCAAATTCAAAATTCGGTCAGCGGCATTCTTTTCTGTGTCATACCTACGCTGTGCAGCGTCAGTTGTGAGCTTCGCCAACTCATCGGCAGCCGCCTTAGCGGTGCGTAACCTGACCCCATCAGCATCATTCTGCGATTCAAGACTTTCTTTATAACCATCCGCTGCTATCTGATATTTAGTAGTCGAGTTTTTTGCATCCTTTTCCGATTGTTCTGTAAGTTTTTCCAGACTTTCCACCTCTTTTTTATTGGCGCTGCTGTTATCTTTTCTTAATTTTTGTTGTGCATTACTTAATGATTCTTGGAACCCCTGCAAAGTTTGGAGATCGAACTTTCTTTTTTCATTCAGGTCTGAAACCGTTTTTTCGGAAATACTATATTGTTCGACAAACTTTTTTGCGTTCTCAACACGCTTATCTGCAATTTTTTGTTCATCAGCCAATTGTAAAAATTGGTTCTTGCCAGCATCCTTAGTTAATTGAGATTCCCGCATGAGTTGTTCAATTCTTTCTTTTCCGACTATTTCATATACTTCTTTAAGTTCTTTGAATGTAGCCAACAGTTTTGAATTGGATTCAGCCAAAGCAGCCTGCGCCTTTTCTGCACGTTCGTCTTCACCAACCCAATCGCTTATCGCACCCACAAGTTTTGTTATTCCGTATATTAGCCCGATAATGATTGCTCCTATACCGGTTGATATCAGTGCCGTCCTAAAACTGATAGTCGCAACCGTGGCTGCCCCTTCAGCGATAGTTACGCCTTCAACAGCTGCCGCCTGTACCTCGGCTCCAGCCGCATTTTCAGCCAAGGCCTCCGTATTTAAAACAGAGGCGGCCGCGTTTGCTTCCTTGGCTACCGTATTTTCTTCGGTTGTTATTGTTGTAGTCCCAAAAATTGCCGCCTCTATTTTTCTAACCACGTTTAATGCCTTAGTACCTTCTGTCTGCAATGCAGTCGCTATTGCGTTTCTATCTTTAAGTGCTGTGACCGCCTCTTCAAGTCCCTGAAGAAAGGTCATAATAGCAACCAATTTATTAAGTTCCTTTTCCAGTTTCTCATTTCCGTCTGCAAAAATTCCTGCTGCTCCAGCTCCAAAGGCATAAACTCCGCCTAATCCACGAGCGATTCCAGTAAGAGCGGTAAGGGCCGGCGCATCCGAAGTTAATATAGCCTGCTCTTTATGCAAATCTTTGACTTTTTGCTCTGCGGATGTATACGATGCATTCAATTTCTCAAATCCTTCCGTATTTTGCAGGCCGGCCAGAGCCAATGCATCTAGTGTCAGTTTTACATTTCGCGCCTCTTGGTTGAATGTTTTAAAGCCAATTTGCTGCCTACTCAATGATCCTTCTAATATTTTTTGTTCAAGCGTTAGTTTTTGATAGGCGACGCTATCTTCATTCAATATGCTGGAAGTGGATCCTGTACTTCCAAATGAATCTGTTGGACCTTTATGTCTGCTGCTATCGAAGCCAATAGGATTTCCTCCCCCCAAATTGTTAACTGCAGTTTTTCCGCGCGTCTCTATCTCAGACAATTGCTTATTTACCCCTGCCAGTTGTTCTTTTAGTACTGCAAATCCTTCTCCGAAAGCCTCTGAGTAATTACCCACATTACTTTTAAAGCGGCCAGTTGTTCCTTCCAGGCTCTTTACAGCCTGATCAGTAGTCTGAATTGTTTTTAATAGCCCTTGTCCGCCCTCGGATGCTCGTTCTACTTCATTCAATTTGTCATAGGCTGATTGAAGTTCAGCCAACCGGGCCCTGAGTTGATCCGTTGAACCGGCAGAGGATTGCGCCTGCTTTTCAAGGGAATTTAATGTCTTGGTAACATCCTGATTTGAAACCTTTAAGGATTGTTGTGCAGTCTTAATATCGGCCAGTGAAGCCGTATATTGTTCCAAGGTGCTTTGTCCTGAATCATAACTTTTTTTTAGAGCCGAAGCCGAGGCAGCCAGGTCATCATTGGCTATTTTATTTCTGACAGCCTGCTGAATGAGTTTGTCATAGGCAACCGTATTCTGATTAACGGAGGTAATACTTTCGTTCACTGTCTTCACCTGGGCGGCGATCCGCTGGGTGAGTTCATCGTATGAAATCTTTGCCTTTGTGGTGGCCTGCACGGTCCCGACAATGGCCTGACTGAGATTATCGGTATTCTGAGCCAGACTGCTTATTGAAGTATCCTTGAAGGATTTAATGACTGAATAGAGCCCGACCAGATTCGTTTGCGATTCAGCCAGGCCAGCTTTTATAGCCGCAAACTCGGCTTGAATAGCAGGAACGTCAAAATATGAATCAATTCTATCAAGTGGCATCCTTTTGCTGTTTTAAACTTTGTTCATTCAATTTTTTCTGATTCCGAACGAACTGCATAACGCTGATATCTTTTGCTCGGACAGCGTATCCGTAGGCCCGACTCATGGCTCCCAACCAATCTTCATAATACTCAATTCCATTGCTTTCTTTTTTCTCCATCTGCAAGCCCTCGATGTCCCGCTCCATATTCTGCATGTCCATGATCATGCGCTTGATCCGGCCCTGAACCATTTTTAATTTCTTCATCGGATCTTCGGCGGCTTGCAGTTCCAGGCCAATCCCCATTTCATTCACTATCTTCACCAGAAGTGGATCAAAACATAATTGCAGATGCTGCACAATCCCATCGAGTAGGGTAATCCGGCCATTCATCTCCTGAATCTTTTTCGTCTTGTCAAAAAGCTCATTATAGGTTCCATCCTGTTGTAACTCACAATATTGCAGGTAAATAGACGCCCATGCCTCCTTCAGGATGTTCTCAGGGGCCTCTCCCTCAATAATTAGCCTGCGGTAATCCTTATCAATGAGCACGTCTAAAAACCGGTCAAGCTCAATCCTGATATCCCGATACAATTTGTAGGATATGGAAACGCTGCTGGAAGGCCGTAGCGGCGGAAGTGATAAAGGTTTCCCCGGTCGAATCTTCTTTGCAGATGGCTTGCGCTTGCCTTTTTTCATTCGCTATTTTTTTAGCCGCTTCCTTTTTACTATCCATTAGGATCAATTTATCATTGCATCCTTCGCAGCTCATTTTGCGTTCAATTCACTGGTTAATATTTCGATCCCGCTAATCTGTAGATCCTGTAAAAAAGGTTCTTTCCATTCCCCGAAGAGGCCGAAAATACTTGCCCCGTACTTTTGCTGAAGCATTTGGCTTTTCTGATCGGTACTATCAATGTTCATCCCGGATGCCTCAGCCGTGGCCTCCATGCCTGCGTAAAATGATCCAGTCAACCGAAGATCAACATTCCCGAATCCGGCATCAGGATTCATCTGGTTTTTCTTCTGAGCGTAGGACGCGCTCCGATATTTTCCGATGGTCTGTCCCTTTGCGTTCACTGCGAAGCTCATCTGCTCCTTTTGCTGGCTCAGGTATGTCTCGGTGTTCTGTTCCATCGATTTCAGTAGAATATCCTCCAGGTTTAGCCTGTTGGTCGCCTGAATCATGCTGTTGAGTGTCCTCATTGGAATCTTTTTTGAATAACCAATCATGCGGGGATTGCCTGGGAACCAAAAGACGGTATAATTCCCGGAGACGTTCCTGTCTGACTTTTTCGGAAACAGTGAATCCAGGTTGGGTCCAATGAATAGCATTCAGCGGATTGGAGATAAATTCCTCCTCTGTCTGGGATCTAATCCAATCTTCATTAAAGCTCACGCCTTCGTAATGCATGCGAAAAAGTTTAAAAAAGCCGGTCTTACGGGGCCGGCCCTTATTTTAGGAACTTGTAACTTCCAGCAATACGGCGCCTTCGCCAGCGAACCCTGCCATACCATTTGCAGTCAGCACAGATGGAGCGGCCAGCGTAATAGCCAGGTTGCCATCCGAAGGATAATTCGGATCGGAATGGTTCAGTTGAATATTCCAAGTCTGGCTTGCCACCAGTGGCGTAATGGTCGTGATTGCAACCGCTGCCCCGTTGTCGGCGTTAGATGCCTTCACGGTGGTATTGTTGAAATCAGCCGAAAAGAGGCTATAAAGATTCAATCCCCCATTCTCTGTGATAAATGTCACGTTTGCCATTCCTGTGGCCGGGTTGAATCCGTTGACAACTATCCGAATGTCCTGCAGCCCGACAATTTGCGAAAGATCAAATCCAGCATTAAAGTAATCAGCGATATCATTCGCATATTTCTTTGCGAAGACGGCATGTACTTTATAGGCAGCTGTCTTTGAACCATCATTCATCATCCAGGGCTCTGCATCGAAGATCTGCAGGGGAATAGCCGCAAACTTTCCGTTGTTGTTGTAACCAAGCACATTATTGTTTCGATCATAAAAAATAGCGTACTCCGTGCTATTCCCATCATGGGTTTGTAAGGCTTGCAGCAGCGGGAATCCGCCCTGGGTGAATTGAAAGGTCCAATCATAAGTCCCATCCCGGACCTTTGCCTTAGAACCATCAGAAAACGTCTGAATGGTTGGTTTTTCCGTAGCATCTTCCGGATTCAGAAAATTACTGATCGGATAACCACGGCCGGCAGCGCTATCCTGCCAGGCGTTCGTCTGAAGAAAGGTCTGAAGATTAGCCAGCCAGCCAGCCTCAAATATCATGGGTTGATCCCATAATATCATGCCTTGCATGAGCTTCCAATCCAACGGACATCCCGCGCCAAACCCAACATTGCGACGGGTAGTTGCACAGTTTAATTCGTGTATGATTGCCATTGTGAAAAAATTTGTCTGCTATTGATAGCAGGGTTGATAATCAATTTTTATCTGAAGGTTCTGAATATCAATTGCGTCAACAAAATCATTGAGCACTGAGCGATCGGTTCCACCGGATCCCACTACCTTGCTGGTTCCCCAGAAAGAACGATCCCATTTGTCATGCGGGATAAGATCAGCGGAAGCCGGGAAGGTCATGGGACTCTTAGCGAGCTGGTTCATAAATTCCAGGTAAATCGGGTAAAGCACAGGCTTAAAAACATTTGCATACCGATCAGTGATCTTATAATCGTCCGCCGTCTGATGACAGATAATTACCTGTAAATTTAAGTCAGCATAAACGCCGGCCCCTTTCCCGCGATGTTCTACGAAATCCTGCACGAGGTAGATCATTGGATATTTCTGCACTCGGAGGGTAGGATCAGTGTCCCATTGGCCCAGGGTGACGATTAATTCCCGGAAGTGACCATACTGGTAATTGATCGTCGTGATACCCGTCTGACCTAATGCCGCGGTCTCTGCCGCCTGAATCTGAGAAAGCACTTTCGCAGTGACCGCCTGAACGCAGGCCCCTATAATATCGACAATGTAGACAGGTTGAGTGGTCATTGGTTGTTTTGTCATATATTAAAAGGATTGATAGGTTGGAAAAAGGCATAATCAATCTTCGTCCTGTCATAACTCGGGTAGAGCGCGGGATTTGTATTCCACGTTGCTTCCAAATATTGCCAGAGTTTGAAGATGTCGAGTGCCATTTGCGTCCAGGCATCCACCATGCGCCAGGAAGGATTCGCCCGCTCCGCATTCTCCGGATTGGGTTGAACGATTCCGGCCCCCGTATTCATGCTGATCTGATCCCGTACCCATTGATAGTAGACATATCCAGCAATCGGACTTACATAGCTGGTCGAAGGGGCCCCGGATTGAACGGCGGAGATAAAATTGATAATAAATACCTCCTGATTAGCGAAGACATCCCCAGGTTTCAGTAATGTAAAAGTCTGATTATTATTAGAGAGCGAATAGTCTATTCCAAGGATCAACGGTCCGAATCCTCTGCGGTTGATCGTATAAATCGCATTGGCTAATCCAGAATATGTATATGTGTTCGTCAATGGAACTGGATTGGGCCATTTCGGCGTAGGAGTTCCTAAAGGATTCCCTGCGATCAGGTTTACCTGCGGAACCGGTCCCGTTTGAACGGTAAAATTCAGCGAGGACGCGAATCCAGGGAAGTGCATGGAACGCTGCGAATTCAACCAGTAATACCGGTTGAACCAGGTAAAACCCCAATACCATCCAGGCCATGTGCTGACGGATTTAAACGTCACCCCATCCCGAAGAGCCAACCATTGCGGAGCGATCACCGACTGAGAAAGACCCGTCATAAAATCCTGCCAAAGATCATATCCTAGGGCTGCTTCCAATAGCTGTGGTTCAGCCCGGTTGATGAACAAATTGAGATTGTTCGCCACCGCAGGCTGCCCGATCTGTGAAATCGTCAGCGGACCAATGAAATATGATGAATCTATCAGGCTCATAAAATTGTTGACGCAATTAATTAGCTACCAATGATTGGTGCACTATTCGTGTTCAGTTGTTCAGCAATATATTTTGCATCGGCATACATGATCGCATTTTTACGCGCGTTGCTGATAAAATCATGGAAACGAACCTCCGAGACAATGGTGAACTGGTTGCGGATCAGGTCATCATTAATCCAGCCGATCTTCAGGCTGAAATCCTCGTAAATGAAGACCTTGAACTGTTTCAGATCACCCACCAGTGCATAATCAGCAAAGACGTTGTTACCCTGCTTCGGATTGATCTGTACGACCATTTCTTCCGGCGGCGTATTATAGCGGCCGTACAGATCTTTGGTCATCACCATTTTACCGAAGGTGATCGGGTTCAACAGGCTCACGTTTGGCACGAAGTTGGCCAGCCGAACCGCAATACCCATTGTAAAGAGAGCATCCCAATAGGTCGCATCCAGGATAGAGCCCTTCATCGGAGCCAGCGTCAATGCATTGGGTCCCAGCGGAGTCGTGAAGTTCAATTGCGTCGCCGCTGCAATGAGGTCCGCCTGTATCTGTAGATCGTAAGCGCGGGCTACGTCCATCTGCAACAGATTCTTGACCAGGTTCGCCAGATAATTCAGATCCTTGTCGAATTCTTCCGTGATCTGAATGTAATCGGCAATCTTTTTAGCCTGGCTGAATTCTACCTGAAATGTACGGTAAGAACTAGGTTTAGCGGCTCCTTCCAAAACGAGTTGCGGTAACCCATTCAGAGAGGTTTCATTGATCCATGCCATCCGGGAGAGATCGGTACTTGCCGTATCAACAAAATTGCTCACAAAGAGCGGGTTCCGGATGATATCGTAAATACTCAATGCCTCATTGCTGATGCCAGGGGCATAGGGAGATGTTGGAGGGGCGGTCATCGGCTGAACGCTCGTTCCAATGCCAGTGACCGTCTTAAGATTGGCAATATCCTTGAAATCGATCCTGATAAAACCAGCTCCGGGACCGTCCTTCTGCATCTGCTTGATCTTGCCCATATGCGGTTCCAGGATTTCTTTCAGATTGGTCTGGCCCTTTTGAACCGTAATGGTTTCTTTAAGACCGTTGATGATTTCACCCTGCTGCCGGAGAACGGTTTCCAGATTGGTCGCTTTGATGCCGTATTCTTTTAACGCCTCATCGACCAAACCTTGAAATTCATCCCTTTTGATCATGCCCTTTTCTAGTTTCTCGAAGGCGGCATTTACCTTTTCTTCGACTTTGCCCTGCAACTCCGTATTTTGTTTTTCGAAGATGCCGGCCGCGTCGGAGGAGACCTTTTCTTTGATCTCCTTTAATTCGTCTTTTGTTAACATACAAAATGGTTAACTGGTGAAAAAATTGGTTTCATTCAGCAGTTTTTTAAGTTCTGTCACCGGCTCCTGAGAGTGCTTCCGACGCGGCTCCGGGAGTGATTTTTCAGTTCCTTTTATATCTGCTTTGATATCGAGCATTTTGGACATACAATCGGTATGCACATCCTGCATAGATTTCATACAATCCTGTAATTCATCATTATCCACCGCTCCCTGATAGGCGTCGATCATTTCCAGTCCCTTCGCATGGACGGGCAGGCATTTGTGAATAAATTCCAGGTTCTGATCGGTGTCTTCCTGGGTATCGTCTTCGTTTTCTTCTGGGTCCTGGGGAACGGTTGCGGCCTTAGCTAATGCCATCTGCGCGTTTTTCATAATTATCTGTCGGCATTCATATTGCTGGGCTGCAGGGAGCGATTTGATAAAAACTTCCGTCTCGCGGAGTAATTTTTGTTTTGCGTCTTTCATGGTTGAAGATTTCATACCGTCAAAAAATGTATATTCATTCGCTCCGAGAGTAACGACACTTCCTTCGAATAAATTGATTTCCTTGCAAATAAAGGCTTCCATTTCTTCATCATACTCCATCTTATCCCATACGTATTGAAAACCAATGGAAAAATTATCGAGCGTACCAGAAAGTAATTGCGTTAATGCTCTATCGGCTTCTGGAATATCATCCAATTTTGCTTCAAAATACAATCCTATATTATCCTCCTTTAGAACGGTCATTTTACCCAAAGGCTGTTTCATATCATGTTGCCACAGGAATGCTATTTTTCTATGAGTGTCGCTATCTGGTCCACGTTCTGTAATAGATTTTGCAAACGCCCCTTTGATAATCATATCGCTATCACTATCAACAACATTGAATATTGAAAGATATCCGCTTACTGTCCTACTTCCTTCCGTGACGGTATACTTTTGATCAATCAGCGATTTGAAGTTGACAGGCAAAATTGGCCTATCATATTTGTTTTTTTTCGTTCGCATGTTGTACATTTTTTGAATGACCCTTTTTAAATAATGTTTTGCTATTTTTGCTACTTGGCTTTGGAATTCCCTTTTGTGCGGCACTGATTGCTTTCTTTTTTTCTTCGGAACAGGGACCTGTTTTTTTACCAATTTTTGCAAGCCTCATTTTCTCCTTTGATTCGGCAGTGTGGCGACGTTGTCTACATCGTTCTTTCATTTCCTCAGATCTCTTTTTCCCGGTAGTCTTTGCAATTCGTTTAGCTATAGTTTCAGGAGTCACCTTTTTTCCTTTTCCGGACTTACTCATCTTAGCCTTTATCTCATCTGAAAGTTTTTTGCCCGTTTGCGCAAAAGCTAATTTTGCTCTTGTTTCTGCAGAACGTGGAATTCCTTTTTTGGCTTTAGATATTTTAGCTCTGGCCTCGGCAGATGGCACATATCCAACTGCCCCATTACCTCCATCGGTCCTATTTATAAGAATTCCGCCCTGATCACTTCTTCCGTAAAAACGGATCAGGTAGGTTTCAATTTGGCAAGCCTCTTCCCATGAAATGTCTTTAAATAATATTTCAACTATCCGACCGTGTTTACCCACTACCCTTTTCCAAAATTCGGACCGAGGCGAATTAAAATGGGCTCGTTCTTCCTTTTTTCCTATTCCTATATAGAAAAGTTCGTTTGTATCAGCGGTTCTATGTTGATAAACTATTGCCATTATTGATCATCTTTAGGATCGTCGTCCTCGTTTTGTGAATTAGAATTTTGATTGCTATTTATGGCCAATGTCACAGCATGGGCATCGGCTTGTTTTTTCTGGTTGGATTGGCTGAAAAAAACATCCCCGTCCGGCGTTTTATCATAACCCATCTTTTCCCGCCAGTCGTTCAAAGTGATTACATCATTCTGATAAGCGATCAGGAGGGCCTGGTTCCGGGAAAGCTGGGCTTTGCCATCGTCTACCTGATCGGATTTTAATACCGGGATGTGATCGTAATTTTTAGTCAGATTCAGGTTTGTTTCCTCTAAATGGAAGAAGCTCTCCCATTGCTCATACATGTCCAGCGATTCCGGCATGACTCCGTCTTGATAAACCTGGGCTTTGAATTCCCTGGTATTACTGACAGATGGGCCTTTTTCGGAGTTCAGTAAAGGGGAAGGATAACTGAATCCATCGCATAACCGCATGATATCATCGGCGATTTCTTCAAAGAGCATCAAGTCACGTGTCGCCTTTCCCATTGGTTGCCATTTCATAGCTGCCGGTGAAATGATATAGCGGGATTGGCCTTTTTTGATGCCGTATTGACGTTTAAAATCCGCTTGAAGTTGATCCTTCTCACTTTCTTTCAGCGGAATGGCGCCCATGGTATCACTCTCAGGGGTTAATATACCCTGACTACCTGCATAGTTGATCAACTCATTACGCGACTCCAAAGAGGCAATGATATTATTAATTGGCATCGCCAAAGGCCGGATACGAGAAGTAGGAAATACCTGACTATCGAAATTGGGGGCGAAATCCTTAAAAATGAAAACGTCATCAATTTGGAGTTCAAAATGAACATCCTTATATTTTATGACGATTCTTTTTACGATATCGCTCATATCCTTCGCCTGGAACCATAGTTTATTGGTTTCCTCAACCGCGATCATATAGGGTGGAATATTCCAGAGACTACTGGCCTGGGAAGGATCACCCAACGCTTCGAAACCTGCCGGGTAAATAGGCAAGGTGATGCAGAACCCGAATAATTGACAATAAGTATAATGTTGGGCCTCGAATTGTCGCCAGGACTGTAAAAGGTTCGGTTTGCGCAGCAGTTTCATGATCCTGCCGGCATGATCCCCACTAGCTGGTTTTCCCTGGCTATTCAAGATCACTGTCTTGCCATTGATATAAGCCTGCGCCTTCCGGTTAATGATAGCAGCAAGCGGAGGACATTGAAGATAGGCTTTGCTGGCAGAGGTAGCCCCGTCAAAAATAAACCGGTAATCAATCCCATTCGGCCCGAAGAACCAATTCGGATTCCCTGGGTTATTCCGGAACTGCGAAGGAACAATTACAGCAGCTTCTGCGATATAGGGGTCACCAATGAATTTCTGGGAAATACCCCGAATTAATTTCTGGCCGGCTATAGCGAGCGTATTCCCCATGAATTATTTTTTTGCCTTTTTCTTGGCTACTTTTTTAGTGCCAACTTCTTTCCTTTGAAGGTTCAGCCGGTCCTGATATGATTGACCCTGATTGCCTCCTTGTTTTTTACTCTGTTGGTTTGTAGGCTTTTCCACGATTTAAAAATAAAAGTGTTTCATGTGGAACTATTAATTATTTTCGTTTAACCGAATCATTATTTCGTTTTTAAGCGTATTTTGTAACTTTTAATCCTGATTAATGACAATTTGCATCCCTTTGGCATCCGAAACGAATAATGATTACCTTGATCTTCGATTCGCTCTCCGCGGATTCGAAATTTACGTTAAGCCAGATAAAATTTACGTTATAGGGGGAATGCCGGGGTGGATTCAAGGGGTTGAGCACATCACGGCGACCGACCGGCCAGAAGCGCACCAACGGGAGCGGAATATGTTCGAAAAGCTCCTTTTATGCCCGGAGGATGAATTTTTGATGGCGCATGATGATCACTTTTTGATGGCTCCCTGGCAGGAGCAATATGGCTGGGATGTAAGCCTGCTTAATAAATTCTACAGCCTTTCCAGAAACTCTAACTATAAAAAGACGGTAGCCAATACGATCCGCGTGGCACCTAAAGGGAACAATTTTGATATACACGTGCCCATGACCATGCAACGATCTCTGCTTTACCGGATGCGTAGTTGCCGATGGGATCTGCCTTGGGGACTATGCGTAAAATCGATTTTTTCACAGTTTGCCGGAATTAAAGGGAGGCAAATGGAAGATTGTAAATTTAGAACTCCATTTATTTTAAAAGACTTGAAAGGAAGAGATTGGTTTAGTACTGCGGATGGCGTTATTGATAAATGTATTCCTTTGATGGATAAAATATATCCTAAAAAATCTAAATTCGAAATATGACTGGAATTTACAGAATAATTTCACCTTCCAATTCGATTTATATTGGACAATCGAGAAATATGAAGCAAAGATGGCATGACCATCGTAAGCCCTCTAAAAAGAAAACCACATTACTTATGAAGTCTTTCAATAAGTATGGGTCAAATAATCATTGCTTTGAGATAATTCACGAACTTCCCGATGATATAACGCAATCAATATTAAATGAATATGAATGCTTATACATGAAATTATATAAAGATTGCGGTGTTAAATTGTTGAATTTGAAAGAAGGTGGGACGCGCGGTAAATTGGGAGAAGAAGAGAAGAGAAAATTGAGCATAGCTTTCAAAGGCAGATTTGTTTCTCAGGAAACAAGAGAAAAAATAAGCAAAGCACTTAAAGGGAATCCAAAATTAAAAACCAGATTAGGAGTTAATTTTTCTGAAGAGACAAGGCAAAAAATGAGCGCAAGTTCAAAAAATCGCATTATGAGCGATGCAACTAAGAAGAAACTGAGCGATTCAAAAAAAGGTAAGCCCAATAATCAACTGGGCCTAAAAAGATCATCGGAATCAAGGGCCAGAATGAGCCTAGCACAGAAAAATAAGCTTCCCGTAACTGATGAGGCGAGAAGAAATATGAGCGAAGCGGGAAAGGGAAGAGTTTTTAGTGATGAGCATAAAAAGAAGATCGGGTTGGCTGGTAAAGGAAGAAAAAAGGTTATAGTAGATGGTAAAATAACATATGTTAAAACAATTTCACTATGATCTGGATAATCACCGCCTGCATCCTTTATGCCCTCACCTGCGGGATAGCCCTTTTTCTGATCTGCACCAATGAGGTAGAGGTGAGCAAGGATTCTTTCTTCGATATCCGCAATATTGGAGTGGCGTTGTTCTGGCCCCTGGTGTTGGGCGGCCACGGAATATGGATGGCCGGCAAGCGGATTTTTAATGAGAAACCAAAAACGCAAGATAATGTCAATAAATGAATTTACAAATCAGGAGCTTATAACAATTGTCAATAGCTCTATGGGAATGATTCCCGCACCGCTTTTCAATCTAGCAGCAACAGAATTGACAAAAAGATTAAACAATTCATCTCATGCCGAAGCCGTCCGGGATGAAGAGCAAAAGGCCTTCAAGGAAAGTGTTTATCAGCAAATCAAAGACTTGCATGAACGATACGATCAGATCTGCAAAAAGCTGGTGAAATTTGAAAAGGCACCTGTTTCAGATAGCAATAAAGTAATTGAGGAAAAATTTTTTGATGTTGAGCATAGTAAATATTCGAATGATTGCAAAGTGACCGTTCCCAACGGATGGCATATTTATAAGCGAGGAAGTGAAATCAATTGGTCGGACGAAGATATGTTGAATATTATTAATCATTCTTTAATAAGGCCACAAATGGAGCCTAAAGAGGTATTATTATTATATAAAGGATTTTTAAAATGAGAATAATTAAAACCAATCCGGGCATAGGGGATTTTTGTGGCTCGCTATGAAGCTGGGAAGTAGCAAAGAGCGTTTTAATATCCAGATGCATAATGGTTTGCCTCAAAGAGGTCGACAAGTAGTTGATTTGCTTCCGCAGTATTTTGCCTCCTGCGAATATGTCCCGGGCCTTCCTTATTCGGTCGTTGGCCCCCGAAACATTCAGCGAACCAAAAAGCATTGGAGCCAGATAACGGAGCAGGATTTCTTCCTCTCTGCTAACGAATTCCTAGAAGCCGGCAATCGGATCGAAAACTTCCTGCCGGATCTTCCTACCAGCTATTCTTTGCCCTTTCAAACAGCAGAGTGGGAGGAAGTGGTAAAAAGTGATTTCCCGAGAGGGCCTTACATAGGGATCTACGCAAGTGCTTATAGTACGGCACGCAATTGGGGTTTTTGGACCGAGCAGGGCTGGCTGGAACTTATCAAAATGCTCCGAGGTCTTATCCCGGAAGCGACCTTTGTACAAATCGGGGCTGAATGGGACGCGGAACTTGCATTGAATCTCCGAAACCTCCTGCAGGCGAACCACATCAGCTATATTTCAACGATCGGTAAACCCTTGGGGTATGTGATCGAAATGATGAAAAGGCTTTCCTATGGGTTCTATTTCCCTTCTGGGTTGGGAATTTTGTGCGGATTGCTTCACCGGCCCGGGGTCATGTTTTATCCCGAAAAGAGCCTGCCGAAACTCCCGCGGACCTGGTGCGATCCTGAATTGATTGATTCAGGCACCTTTAAGGAGTGTTTTTTCTGCACTCCAAAACAGATATTTGATTGGGTAAAAGATGTTTATGATCTAAAATCTAAGTTATGATTATAAATTATTGGCCCGGGGTCCGACATAAAGTAAATTTTAAAGACGGGTGCATTGAAAGCGTCCTTCAAAAAAGGTCTTTCCTTTTTTGGAATGACATCTACCCTTACAGGTTTCACTTTGAATTAAGGCCAGATCCTGCAATTATTGAAGAGAAACCAGATCAAAGAATAATGATTCATTTTAATCCAATGGTTCTTAGCTTTCAAAATGGATTGGGGGGCAATCCTGGCATCTTGGAAATATGGGATGAAAGTTCTTTCGATCTGAAGAAAAGGCTTCTGGAAATAGCGAATGATTATGCAAAATCGATCAAGGTTGAAAAGCATTATAATTCAGAATTGGAAAGACAAATGGAGCAATTATGAAACGCGAACTGGTAAAAGTAGCGGGAGCCTTCACAATGGTTGAAAACCTCCATGCTGAATCAGATGAACCTTTAAAATCAAATAAAATGTCACTTCCCCCAAATAGATCGCTTTTTAAAGAATATCCCAACCGCATCGGGATTGAAACTGGATCCTGGCGCGGCGATGGAATTCAAGCCTTCCTTGACGCTGGTTTTTCCGAAGTGCGGTCCATCGACATTGACCCGGAGAACACGAAATTCTGCCGCCACCGGTTCGATTTGATCCCTCGGCCAGAAGGAGAGCCCAAACCGGTGAAATTGTGGACCGGGGATAGCGCCATTTTTCTTTTGGAGATCATCAAGGATATTCAGGAACCAATGACGCTTTTTTTAGATGGCCATTGGCAATTCTTCGAAGGTGAAGATCCAGGCGCGAATCCCTTCCCCCTTCTGAAGGAGCTGGAGCAAATCGGAAGGCATCCGATAAAGAGCCACACGATTATAATTGATGATTGGCATATTTTCTATGAGGACCGTGTCGGATATTCGAAGCAAGACATAAAGGATGCCCTGCTTCGGATCAATCCGAATTATCGGTTCACCATGGCTGCAAACCCTGTTATTGATGGAATCCTCATTTGTACAGTTTAATTTATTCATGATGGCAAATCATAGACGCGATCTTACGGGCATTAAAAAGGGAACAATTACGATATTATATCCCGCTCCAAACGTCGGTGAAGAAACATTTTGGGTCTGTATCTGCGAATGCGGTAAGCAGATTATAAGATCAACCAACAATTTGACCCGACAAAGCAATACTTATGAAATATGCTATCACGATCCGAAGCGCAAAAAACTGTACCAGGTATATAAAAATATGCTGCAAAGATGTTTTTACAAACCTCATCCTCAATATAAAGATTGGGGAGGCCGGGGGATAACGGTTTGCCCCCGCTGGCTTACCTTCAACAATTTTTTTAACGATGTGCAGCATCTATATGTCGAGGGCTACGATATGGATAGAATGGAAAATGATGGCAATTACGAACTTGATAATATTCGATGGGTCCCTCATTCCATAAATTCTAGAAACAGCAGACGCGCAAAGATAAATCAAGCAATTGCTGATGAAATCAGATCCAGTAACGAGGATGTTGATAGCCTTTGCCTGAGATTTAACATCACCAGATATACGATATATCGGGTAAAAAATGGAAAATCATGGGCCGCATAGCCATAACGTCAGGAGGTGCAGGCGATGTAATAATCTCCGTCCCGATCATGAAACTGATGGGCATTTCGACCCTTTACATCAAAGAATCCTACTATCCGGAGGGATGGGGATCTATGTACACTGGCCTGAAGGAATTGATCGAACTACAGGGATTCCGGGTTCTACCGACCAAAGATGAGGGCCTTGGCTTCGATCGGTTCGATCCGGCTATCAGCTACGATATCAATATGGATGCCTGGAGGAACTGCAGGGGGCGTGGCCGGGACTATATCGGGCTTTCAATGGCTAAATACTGGCGAGTGGCCCGGCGCGATCATAGGGCCCCCTGGCTGACCCTGGATACCATTCCTACCGATTTAACCGGCCAGGATTATACGGTTTGGTTCCTTTCACCGCGCTGGCGGTTCTCCGATTACGATTGGAAAAAAGGTTTCGAATCGGTGAAAGGGAATAAAATATTCATTGGATTTGAGCAGGATTGGCAAGCCTTCTGCGAGGAAGTCGGTCACATCGATTACGTCTTTACAAAGGATTTCATGGAAATGGTCAGGATTATACGGGATTGCCGGGCACTATATTGCAACCAAGGGCCGGCCGTAGCCCTTGCTCAGGGTATTGGGAAAGATTATTATTGCGCCTTCAAAAAACAGAAAACAAACGTCCGGCTCTATACGAAATGGGAGCATGCATTACTATGAAAAGGACTAAATCCAGGCGCAAAATGATGAAGTTCACCAATGAATTCCTGGAGGCATTTGGTATGCCTTTCGTCAAAAAGCAGATTATTTCCTATGATAAGGGATGGATAGGAGATTCCCGGACATTAAGAATAGGTATTTCAGGTGATGACTTCGTTCATAATCAACTAAGTGCCGTTGTCATCATGATGAAAGCCCCTCGCTTGGTTGCTCCGAAAGTTCGCCGAAAAAACACACTCAGCAATAAAAAACTAAATCGCAGAAGATGAGAAAATTTGAGATCGACGGAGCCGAATACAAGACAGACCGTTATGGTGTCGTCCACCAGGTTAACCCTGAGCCTTATTTGTATGATGGGAATTATTGTGCAACCTATGACACCCCGGAATATGTTCGTCAAAATGAGCTTTTACAGGGCATGCGCCTGGCATTTGCAGTCGGGGTCCATGGAAAGCCGATTCAATCCATCACAGATGTAGGCTACGGGAACGGGGCCTTTATGAAGTTCGCTAAGAAGCAAATCCCCGTGGTCTATGGGCATGACATTTCCGGCGTCCCGGTTCCTGCCGGCTGCGACTTTATCGAGGATATAAACCTGGTAGTGGACGTCCTTTGTTTCTGGGACGTTTTAGAGCACTACCCTAATATTCAGTTTGTTAAGGACCTCCGCTGCGAGACGATCGTTCTGAGCCTACCATTCTTCCCGGGAACGGATAAATTCAGTACATGGCCGCATAGGAAGCCAGGGGAACATTTGCACCATTTTACCTTGGAGTCAATGCGTAAATGGATGTGGAAGATGGGCTGGCGCATGGTGGCCTACTCGAAGCATGAGGACATCGTAAGGCGCCGTGATACTGACTGGAACATACTTTCGTGCGGGTTTCGGCGGAAGTGATTATTTATGAGTTAAAACGTAAAGGGCATAAGCAAGGGCCGCGCCGATGACCAGGGAGCGGATAATTATGATGATTAGGGTTGCGTACTTTTTCATGATTATCTGTTTTTATAATCAGTTGGTATTGGAGTAGATATTTCGATAGCTATTCGAGAAGCCGCCCTACTGGCGATTGTAGCAGTGAAAGCCCCCTCAAACCGAATGGCTCTTTTCAATCTCCGACGCATCCTAAATCGCCACCATGATGTTGCCTTTAACTGATCTGTTAACATAGATATACGTTTCGATTGTTCTATTACTCTCACAGCCGTTATCTGCACAAAATCGGCAATTGCCTTATCTCGTTCTAGGCGTATATCATTCATATCTGTATTTTTAGCTCTTCCCCGGTAAGGGCGAAGAAAAGATTTTGAAGTTGGTGAAGATATTTACAGGAAATTTCAATTTCTGAATGCTCCCATTCCTGTTTATCACATATCTCCATAATAGCCATCTTGTCGTTGTAATCGAATACCAATAATGGATCTTGGTGGTATCGCCTTCCATTGACATCAAACCCGCACTTTTCCATGATCTCAGGAGTCAGGGGGATGCCTTCCCAATCACCGTTCAATTCCTCATCCGAATAGGCAAGATGCCTAACGCATATAGAATATCCCATCAGTGGAATGTTTTTCGGGTTTAGGACGCGAAAAGGCCAAAGACGGTTGCCGATGCGCAATTCGGTTGTCCTGATCATAGCTTTTCCCTCCTTATTGCCTCATAAAGAAGGCTGAAGTGATATTCCGTCATCTCGGTGAATTGATTGGGAATATTTACGAATCCGCAACCGATGTCTTCCTGAATGTATATTTCGAACCTAAAGTATTTTTCTCCGGTGGAATATTTATTAGGACTTAGCACAATGCAGAATTGCTTTCGGTCTAACTTTTTTTCCAAATAGCAGAGGTCCCCGTCCTCCGGGTCACCTGGCACATCGAAGACGGCTGGAAAATATTCCCATTTTTCTTGCACTCCAGGGGTCACCAGGGCAAATCCGTGGGCTTCCAGCCATTCAGGGGAGATTGCTTTCAGCTCCTCTTTTTCGAAGATCGGATGTAAGATGTCTTTGCTCATGCTTTTTGTTTTTCCTTCTCCAGTTCAGCGCATTTTTTCATGTCAGCCAATGCCGTTTCATTGTCCTCAAAGAATCTCGGAGGCCATACCCTTATTTCGGGAGAAGATTTCTTATAGATCTGCATCGCCGCGAAAAGTGTAGAGGTCTTAGTAGCGAGCACCTTTCCTTCCTCACCCGCCAGGAATTCCACCCATCCAGCCCGGCAATGTGTTGTATCGCAGGTATGCCAATTACCCATATTCAATGCCTTAGGACCGGAAGCAGCCTCAAATATTTTCTGATGAATATTTTCAATTACTGGTACATTGGGGAATCCTATTTGTTCCAAAGTCTCACCTGTTCCTGTGGCGTCTTTCTCGCCTTCAAGATTAGTTTGGTAATAACAACCGCTGCAACCGCTGCAACCGCGGCAACCGCTGCAATCGCTGCAACCGCGGCAACCGCTGCAACCGCTGCAACCGCGGCAATCGCTGCAATCGCTGCAATCGCTGCAACCGCTGCAATCGCTGCAACCGCCGCAACCGCGGCAACCGCTGCAATCGCTGCACTCGCTGCAGCCTCTACAAT